GATTATATCTGGTCCGTTACAAATGTATTCAATGCAAGTAATAGTTCATCTAGTCAACCAAATATATTTGATCTTGAATACCAATTGCGAATGAATGATATGAGGGATTTAACCTCAACAAGTATAGTTTATTATGAACAAGTTATGTAGCATATTTCTTTGCTACAACATAGATTGAATGCAGATAGGCAGTTTGATTTTAACCGACTTGAAGGTAAATTGTATCTCAATCTTAATTGGGATGTCAAGATTCAAGAAGGTACTTGGATCATGTTGGAATGTTACGCGGCATTAGATCCAGAAACATCTCCTAAAATGTGGAATGAGAGATTATTTAGGGATTATGTAATTGCATTAACTAAGATGCAATGGGCACAAAACCTGAGTAAATATCAAGGTATGTCATTACCTGGAGGTGTGACTCTGGATGGACAGACAATGTATAATGCAGCACAGGATGATATCGAGAAAATTGAAAATCAGATCATGAATTCTCTGGCACCACTCTCGTTCTTCATGGGATAAAGATCTTAGTCTAATATAGTTACATTACAACCGAGCGGTGGGGGGCAACTAAGATTATCCTTTTAATATGATTGTATATTGCCTAGAACTCTTGTAAACCCCTCTTAGCAAAATATTTTTCACACCAGAGGGAAATCCCTAGAAAATTGTTTAGAACTGTAAAAACACACAGCTAAGTGATTGATCTATATACACTTTTTTGATCGTTTTTTGCGTACTAAGGGGTATCCCTTACCTTTTTGATAGAAAACACAGTTTTTTAAGTTTCACACAAAGTTTCACACACCATGTCTCTTCATGATGATCTACAGTTAATTAACACAAGGACGGCAGAGAAACTTGCTATTCCAAGAAAGATCAATGGTGTAAATTTTGATGGTACGATTGATATATCAATTTCAGGAGGTGGGACATCTGGTGACTCCACTTCAATTGCTGGTGTTCCAGTTTCAGTTGCTTCTTTAACTAATGGTGATATACTATAGTACTCTGGTTAGAGTTGGGTCAATGTTGGCCAAGATAATATAACAGATGGTGGGAATTTCTAATGTCAAATACAGTAAGAATTAAAAGACGTGCATAGGGTGGTGCTTCGGGCGCACCGGCTAGTTTGGCTAATGCTGAATTAGCCTACAACGAAACAGATGATGTACTCTACTATGGTAAAGGTACTGGCGGTAGCGGCGGTTCAGCAACAACAATAATACCAATTGGAGGACCGGGTGCGTTTGTAGGACTTACTGGTGCATAGACTATTGCAGGTGTAAAAACCTTCTCCTCTTCTCCAATTCTTCCTACACCTGCTACATCAGATAATTCCACTACTGCTGCGACAACTGCTTATGTTAAAGCACAGAATTATATAACAGGCAACCAGTAGATTACAGTATCTGGTGATGCAACTGGTTCTGGTACTACAGCGATCACTCTCACACTTGCTAACTCTGGTGTAACAGCTGGTACGTACAACAACTCTTCTACACAGACACAATCATTTACTGTTGATGCTAAGGGTAGAATTACTGCAACAGGTACACTGACTACTATTACTCCAGCTTGGTCTAGTATAACGTCTAAACCAACAACTATTTCCGGATACGGTATTACTGATGCTTATACCAAGACGGAAACGGATACATTGCTGCAAGGTCTTGATCCAAAGGCGTCCGTAAAAGTAACAACAACAGCCAATATCACACTGTCTGGCACACAAACGATCGATGGTGTCGCTGTGAGTGCTGGAGATAGAGTTTTGGTTAAGAACCAATCTACCCCTTCACAGAACGGTATCTATATTGTAGCGGCAGGTGCTTGGAGTCGTTCTGCTGATATGAATATCTGGTCAGAGTTCCCAGGTGCTTACATGTTTGTAGAGGAAGGTTCTACGCAGGCAGATTTTGCATTCGTGTGTACCTCTAATGCATCTGGTACACTAGAAACAACTTCAGTAGATTTTGTGCAATTCAACGGTGCATCTGGTATCACTGCTGGTACAGGTATCGTTAAATCGGGTAACACAGTTTCAGTATCTGCAGAACTGGCTGGTTATCACAACAATGCGACAAACGGCATCATCGCTAGAACTGCTGTCGGTACGATCGCAGCAAGAACCCTGGCAGTCTCCGGAACAGGTATTTCTATATAGAATGGAAATGGTGTTTCCGGTGACCCAACATTCTCCCTATCTGCTGCACTTTCTACCGTCGGTGGTCTTACTCCCGCAGTAGACCAGTTAGCATACTACACAGGATCGGCAACTGCTGCTCTTACTACATTAACAACATTTGCTAGATCTTTGTTGGGAAATACTGATGCATCTACAATGAGAACTACTCTGGGTCTTGGTACAATAGCAACACAATCAAGTTCAAGCATAAATATTACCGGTGGTTCTATCACCGGTCTTACTTCATTCGATAACATTACTATCGACTGCGGCACATATTAATTTTGAACTTGAGGATGCTATAGCATGAAATATACTTTATCCGATCTTACCGAACAAGAACTAAACACAATTTTGAATTCATTGGCACAGTCACCGTATGTTCAAGTATTCCAGTTGATTGGTAAGATTCAGCAACAGTATCAAGTACAGTCTCTAGATTCTAAAACAGAGTAATACTCTGCACAATGAATGGCAAACACCCTACTATTAAAGCGATAGTCAACGGCTAGTGCCGCACCTACTACAGGACAACTAGCACTAGGTGAACTCGCAGTCAATAGTAGGGATGGTACTTTATTTCTAAAACGAAATAATGGTACTACTGACTAGATCGTAAAAGTCTGGACAGATCAATAGCTGATAAACACCAGTCAGCTCATCAATAACTCAAATTTCATCACAAGCACTCAAGCCACAACAACAATCGGTTCTGGTGTAACAGGTCCTATCTTCCTGAACATTTAGAACTCAGGTGTCGGAAATTCTTCAGGTTTCAACTTCTTGAAGTCTAATGATGCTGCTGGTATATCTGTAACAGAATTCTCAGATGATTCTACTCTGTATGAATTCTTCATGTCTGATAATCCAGATGGAGGAGATTCATTTAGTTGGAGATGGACTGACTGGCAGGGTGCCAACGGATTATGGAACCCAATGTTGATTGGTGGCAGATGTACGACAGTACTGTCATCCACAATTTCAATGAATGGTGTCCTGACGCAGTCAATGTCTCGTTGGTATACGACTAGAAACACAACTGCTGCTAATGCTGCACAGAATATTGCCGCTTACAACACACCTGCTTTCTTGAAGATTGAAGGCACAGGCACTGTGACAATCACAACTCTGGATATCAATGGATATTCAGCCTGGAGTGGTGTAGTTTTCAGCATTCGGTTCATATCCAGTACTCAATTTGAGTGGGGGTATGGTGGTCCGAATTTCACTGCTGTCCAGACCTTAGATCTTGTAGAAGGTCCTATTACACTTTCAAATGGCGTAGTTGTTACATTTTCCTAGACAACAGGTGCTGTTACAGGTGACCGGTTCCAGTGCAGAATTTGGTACATAACGAACAATGATCTGCAGACTACACAGTTCAGAGGGAATATCTATCCAGACGGGTAGAATACAAGAACTAGCGGTACTGCTTCTAGATACTGGTCAAATACATACTCTCAAATCTTCACATCTAGTGCTACTACGGGTACCGCACCACTTTCTATTGCATCAACTACACTAGTCAACAATCTAAACGCGGATTTGTTGGACGGTCAGCATGCAAGTTCATTCCAACCAGCATTAGTCTCTGGGACTAATATCAAAACCGTAAACGGTATTTCTGTTTTAGGCACAGGAGATATCAACACATCTGGTGCTTCTGCATATGAAAAGCAAATATTCAGTGCTCCTACCGCGGGACAAACATCATTCACAATCTCAGGCGGTTATCCTGCTAATAAGATTGAATTCTTCAGAAACGGGGTGAAGTTAGTAGCGGGTCTGGATTATGATGCAACATCTGGGGCTTAGATCACACTTGTTGGATTCTCTGCAGCTGCAGGTGATGTGTATGAGGCGTACTGGTTTGATTCGATTACTACATAGACACAAGTTCAAGTAAGAGATGGTGGGTAGGATTCTGGCATGATCATGGACTCTTTCCCGGGTGAAGTGTGGCATATGAAAGCGGGGAATAGTCTCAGACTTCCGGCTAATCCAGCTATTGGCAGTTTTGTTAAGATGCACAAATCATCTGGTTTCTAGATGTCTATCCTGCGAAATGGTTAGAATATCATGGGGTTGCAGGAAGACATGACAGTCAATGTATACACTGCAGTATAGATAGACTTTATATATGTAAGTGCTACTTATGGGTGGGCAGTTAACTGATGACTAAAGCAATACAAATATCGTAGGCAGCAATTGCTAATGGTGTAGCAACTCTTGATGCAAATACTATACTAACACCCACTCAATTTCCAGCAGTATCAGGCGATGTTTCTGTTGCTGCCGGTTCTACAACGGCGACTCTTGCTAATTCTGGTGTTGTTGCAGGAACATATAATGGTATATCAACATAGGTAACACCTTTCACAGTTGATGCTAAAGGTAGAATTACTAGTGCGGGGACTGCAGTCATAGTCACCCCTGCATGGTCTAGTATCACATCTAAACCAACTACATTAGCTGGATATGGTATCATTGACGCTCAACTCTCTTCTGATGCTGTAACAAAGTCTGCCACTGGTCTAGGACAAACTGGGGGCGGTCTAGGGTTAGATATAACAACGAATACTGCTGCTGAATGGGCTGCACTTCCAGTCGGTTATTCGCGGATGTTTGGTTCAGCATCACAACGAGGTGGTGATGGCACAGAAGGTGCGCCTGATATCAATTATGGATACTTCAGAAAGATAGCAAACCGTGATACAGGAGACGGTTGGGTTGGTATGTGGTATTCTTACTAGCAGCCGGGTAATATCTGGTATGGAGCAACAGTTACATCTGCTGCTACCGCGACGTGGTATAAAGTATGGACTCAGGCGAATGATGGTGATGGTTCTGGCATGGATGCAGACTTGTTGGACGGTCAGCAGGGGTCATTTTACATGGCGGCATCCATGTCAGATGTCAACAACACTGCAGGAAAAGTAGTTCTCAGAGACACAGACTAGTCAGTCCAAGTTGGTGATGTCAAAATTAATGCCCTTGTCACACTTAAGCCGTACACTATTACTACAACAAGCATATAGGAAACTATTCTGGCTACATTTAGTACTGGTTTATATGGTTGCATCAAAGTTGTTCTTTCTGCTACAACAGGAACAGAAAGACACGTGACCGAATGTCTGATTACATATAATTCAACTGATGCATTCATGACAGAATATGGAACGATGTGGACTGGTGCAGCAAAACAATTTAATCTGTCCGTTGATATCACAACAGGTGGTGTCAGATTGAAGACAACTTCAACAGCTGCAACATCTACAGTTTATAGATTCATAACAACTCTCTTAGTACCATGAGTATAATTCTCAGAACATCAAAATTTGCTGCTAATACTGGATTGACTGCCATGTCAGGATTTTCTTTCCATGTGGTCATAAACAGAATTGGGAACTTTGCACAGGGGTGTTATGTTAATGCATTAATCTTGAACGCAACTCAGACGACTTGTGGTGGGTTGTATACATCAGCTGTTGGGAGATTTTTATGAGTCTGGTCTTTGGTGGACATGTATCTCGGAGTGGTCTCATTTCGTATCTAGACACATCAAATAAAGGCAAGTGCTGGCTTGGAGTCCCTTCTACAAATAGTCTGTTATATTCTAATGATTTTACATTTTGGAATAAAAGTTCGGGTGTAGATGTTGTGCCAGCTTCATGGGAAATGGGTCCATTTGGATTCTAGAATGCAAAAAGAATCACTGCAAATGGTACTACTAGTGCTTATATTAATAGGTCCAGTGACTCACCTGTAGCAGCCGGAGATACTCTGACAAAAAGCATATATGCAAAAGCTGGAACTCTTAACACCATTATCAGTGAATTTAATGATAACGCAGCATATTTTATTACAACATTCAATGTCAGCACTGGCTCTATAACTAGAAATGATGCAGGAAATACAGCTACAATAGAATCATGTGGCAATGGTTGGTTTCGTTGCAGTGTGACCAGAACTTTTATTGCTGCTTCATCGGCTGGGGTGTGGTATCTTGGTGTATATGGTACATCTCCGGCTGGATATATTTTTCTTCATGGCGCACAACAAGAGTTACATTCTGGTGCTTCTAGACTTATCGAGACAAATGGTGTAGCAGTTACTAGAACAAATGGTTTAGTAGATTTGGTTGACAAGAACATTTACACTCAGAACTCGTTACTGTACGGAAATGATTCATTCTCTTTCAACGACTCCCCATCAAGTATTACAAGATCTATCACATCAGCATTCTTCAGAGATTCTAGTTGGACTGTGTCCGTAGTAGTGAAATTCTATGTTGTAAACAAGGGTTCTGATAATGGAATTTTGAGCCACGTCGAAGTAGATGGTGTGACTAATAAACATTTGAATTTAGTTGAAAGAGCTGGAAAAATTTATTACGGTTTTTATGGTAATGATTTTCAGACGAATATGAGTGTAAGTGCTAACGTCCCGTATCTTATAAACTTCACATATAATCCAGTCACACTAAAACAGGAAATTTATATAAATGGTGTGTTAGCACAGGGAAGAACTGCCAGTACTGCATATACAGGTGTTTCCTCTACGATTACTGTTGCTTCATGTCTATCAGGCGAATTGCCTATGATGATGATACATGACAGAGTTTTAAGTGCATCAGAAATAAATATCTTATTCGTGACAAATAAGATAAAGTTTGGATTGTAATGGCTACCAAAAAATTTAGAGCCCCGGCTGGCATCGAGACGCAAGTCGCAGATTTTATATCTCCAGATGAAACTAAGAAAATATCTGCAATCATGTCAGATAATGGTGAATTATCATTCACTGGTACTGCAGGTCAATTATTTACGGTTGCTGATTCTGGTTCTGGTTCTATATTTTCTGCTAATGATATCTCTGGTATCCCTTCGATTGAAATTCTTGACACAGGGCTAGTCAAGATCGCAGAGACATCGGGAAACGTTCTTCTTGGTACTAGTACCGACAATGGAAATAAACTTCAGGTAAATGGTAATGCAAACATCGGTGGGTTGATACTCGAGGGTTCAGTAGATTCTGGTGCAACCACATATGCTGGGTACAGACCGGCAGGTACTAACTTAATTCTCAAAGGCAACTCAACTGGAGTTTCTGGTATATTCTTTCAGTCTGAGAAGGATGGCACCAATATAAATCACCCTACTGACTATGGGTATATTCAGTTTCATGCACAGGGTATTGATGGAGTTTCTGGTGAAAACAATAAGATGGTTATTGGTGTTGCTAATGACTCACCTGACTCACTAGTTCTTCAGTCACCATATAAGAATGGTGTAAAGATTTCTTTTAAAGATGTCTCAAGCGGAACAGGAGGAACAGAATATACAGTTTGGCATGCAGGAAATCATGGGGCAACATCTGGACTTGATGCAGACTTGCTAGATGGCCAACAAGGGTCTTGGTATCAGCAGGCATTAGTCTCTGGGACTAATATCAAAACCATTAATGGTGTTTCAGTCTTAGGATCCGGTGATGTAACTATTAATGCAGCTGGTGGTGGAATTACATACACCAAAAAGATTGCAAATTACACAGCAGTTGATAAAGACGGGATTCTAGCAGATACTTCATCAGGCTCCTTTACAGTAACACTTCCATCTTCCCCCACTGTTGGTATGCAAGTATGGATTGCAGATGGTTCTTCGTGGGCACTGAATAATCTCACCGTAGCACCAAGTGTAGGAACTTCGATTGGTGATCTTGCTGTCAATGAAAGTCTAGTATTAGATATCGCTGGAATTGAAATCCATCTTATCTACACCGGAACTAAATGGCTGTACTATTACAGCAGCTTCGGGTCTAATGGGTCTGGCATCACTTTTGAAAAGCAAGCACAATTTAGTCTATCTGGTATAACTACTGTGACACCTATATTCACAGTACCAGTTACTACATACCGAGGTGGAAATATTAGACTCACAGTAAGCAATGGTGCAGCATATAGATACATGATTTTCAACATTCTTCAGGATGGAACTACAGTTCAGATGTACGATGTGTCTGGCGGTTAGCTAGAAATTGGGTAGACAAATGCTACCATTACTGCCGACATAAACACGGGTATGTTAAGAATTCTTGCTGCCAGTTCTTCTGGGTCTATTTCAATCAAAGGTGTTGCAACCTTAATGGTGGTATAACACATGGCTACATTTTCATCTATTCTTGGTGTATCAACCCAGGTAACTCTTACTGGGGCGGAAACTCTTACTAATAAGACTCTTGTTACTCCTGTTATCACTGATGGGATCCAAGTTGTATCTACTAATACCACCGCAACGAGATCTATTACTTATGTTCTAAGCTCGGCTGTAAATATAACACTGCCAGCAACACCTATAGCAGGAGACTGGGTAATCGTGGTGAACGCAAGTGGGACGACAACTCCCACTGTTCTAAGAAATGGATAGAGAATCATGTCCTTGTTAGAGGATTTTACTATCGACTCGAAGAATGTGTCACTGAAATTTACATACACGGATTCCACTAGAGGGTGGGTATTACAATGACACTAAGACTCCTAAATTCTGCTTATACATCAGAGAATCTCCTGTACGAGAGTCTTATCACAGAGGCTGTCGAAATGCATGGCGATGACTTCATGTACATACCGAGAACATTTGTCGCTAAGGATGAAGTTCTCGGAGAAGACAGACTCAGCAAGTTCAAGAATTCATATCCAGTAGTGATGTATCTTGAATCTATCGACGGATTTGAGGGTCAAGGTGCAATGATGTCCAAGTTCGGACTTCAGATGGATCAACAGGCAACACTGACTGTGGCAAGAAGAACTTGGGATCAAACTGTGGGTCAATATGGTCAAACGATATTACCGAATAGACCTGCAGAAGGTGATCTAATCTATTACCCACGAACAAAAGCACTACTCGAGATTATGTTCGTGCAGCACCTCAATCCTTTCTATCAGTTGGGCCAATTGTACGTTTATAAACTGACAGTTGAGAAATTCCGTTACTCAAGTGAGAAACTAGAGACTGGTGTTACTACTATTGATGCATTCAATGATCTAGCCACAACAGGTGCGGCGAATGTTGAAACTCCTCAGTCATTTGGTGATAATACTAAGCTCAAGACCAAAGCATAGCAGTTTGTTTTTGATACAAACAATCCTTTCGGTTAGATTTAATATGAATAATACCTATCATGTTTGAAACTCCATTCTACCCAGAAACAATCAAGAAAGTAATCACCGGTTTTGGTGCACTTTTTTCTAATATTCAAGTAATCAGACGCAATGCTGGCACTGCTGTAGAAGTAGCAAAAGTTCCAATTGCTTATGGACCAAAAGAGAAGTTTATTACCCGACTTGATGCAGACCCAGAACTTAGTGCAGGGGTTTTTATCACATTACCAAGACTCGGATTTGAAATAACTGGTTATAATTTCAATTCAGCTGAGATGACTAATCGGAATAACAAGATCTAGTGTGCTAAACCCAATGGTACTACATTCGTTTATACACCAGTACCGTATGATATAACTATACAATTGTATGCACTGACAAAAGGGACAGAAGACGGTCTTGCAATTGTTGAGCAGATTCTACCTTTGTTCACACCAGAATACACATTGACAGTTAACGCATTACCAGAGATGAATCTGTCAATCGATATCCCAATTATTCTTAACGGTGTATCAGTGCAAGATGATTATGAAGGGGACTTTAGTACAAGACGACTGGTAACTCATGTATTTGATTTTACTGCTAAAGTAAAACTTGTTGGTCTAGTGCGCGGAAATAGTGTCATTTATCGTACTGAAACTACTCTTCCTGCACCATTTAATGCTCAACACGTGGCACAGGTAGATCCAAATACCGGTAATTTGTTAGTAGATGATTGGAGTATTAATTGAGACCACAAATTTATAATGGCAATATGAATCTTAAATCTGCCGGGGTTCAATTGAATTGGGAGCAGTGGCAGATTGAAGAATGGATCAAGTGTAAGTTAGATCCAATTTATTTCATTCAGAATTATATTAAGATTGTGACTGTAGACTATGGTTTACAGCCAATGAAAACATATGAGTTCCAGAAAGAATTCGCCGATGCTATCTTAAATAAGTAGAACAAAGTTATTGGTCTCTGTGCTCGCCAGATGGGCAAGTGTGTCCAAGGTTCTACTTTAATTAATATCTCTATTAAAGATAGCAACGGAGATAAACACTTTTATGACAATATCCCGATCGAATTAGTCAACTCGTATGCTATAGCAAGAAAATCTGGCGATGTCTTGCCAGATATCGCGAGCTACAGAAGGTAGAAATAGGAAAACTAAGAATTATATAGATTGCAATGTTCCAATGATTTGAACATATAGGATATTGCAATACGAATCGTATCAAGATTCATTATATTTGGGAAAAAGATTTTCATGAGAATAAAGAAGCAACAATAGAATTATGCAAAAATTATCTGATTCAGTATAGAGAAAATTTACAGAAGTAATAGATGTAGATTTCTTAGAGGTAGAAACAGATTCTGGATATCAACCAGTGTCATCTGTTAATACCACTGAGATCTATGAGATCTATGAGATCTATTTCGAATCTGGAAATATGATTCAATGTGCAGATAATCATATATTCATTGCAACAGATGGCGGTGAAATTTTTGCTAAAGATTAGATTGGAATGTGTCTTCTTACTAAGAATGGGACAGATAAAGTAATAAAAGTCATTGCAACTGGTGTATTTGAAGAAATGTATGATCTATCTGTAGATTAGGAAGATCATACGTATTATACAAATGGTATATTAAGTCATAATTCGACCATTATGGCTGCAATTATGTGTCATTATATTATCTTCAATGATAGTAAGACATGTGCTATTCTTGCTAACAAAGCAGCTACTGCAAGGGAAATCTTATCTCGTGTTCAATTAGCTTATGAACACTTACCTAAATGGTTACAGCACGGAGTAATTGAGTGGAATAAAGGGTCTTTTTTACTTGAAAATGGATCTAGAGTTCTTGCTGCATCTACTTCATCCAGTGCAATTCGGGGATTTTCTTGTGTTTAGGGAGACACAAAAATAACACTAAGAAACAAAAAAACTGGTGAAATCAAAGAAATAGAAATCAATAAGCTACCATAGATGATGAATGAAAATGCAAATTCATCTAAGGAGCCAAATGATATTACAATTCGATTTCAATGAACTAATGAAAATACAGGGTCTACAAGAACATAAAAGAAACTATACAATGTTTCTCAACTGAAGCTCCGGATAAAATATAGCCATTGAATAAGAAAACAAAAGATTTACATGCTACAAAATAATCAATCGCTGATAGATAATGATGAATGGGAAGTTCTTACTCCATCTGGGTGGCAAGACTTTTCTGGTATACTGATAACAGAAAATCAAGATACCATCACTTTAGACTCAGGATTAACTTGCACAGAAAATCACAAAGTATTGAGAGCCGGAGTGTGGGTAGAAGCAAAATAGATAAATCACACAAAGAATGTTAATCAAACCGTGTATGACTTAACTGATGTGACGAATGGTCATGCATATTATACAAACTCGGATATTAGTCATAATTGCAATTTCCTAGCACTGGATGAATTTGCATTTATTCACCCCAATGTAGCAGAAGATTTCTTCGCATCTGTTTATCCTACTATTTCATCAGGTAAAACTTCAAAATTGATGATCATTAGTACACCTAATGGTATGAATTTGTTCTATAAGATGTGGATGGATGCACTATCTGGGTCAAATGGTTTCATGCCTGTAAAGGCGATTTGGTCTGATATTCCTTCTAGAGATCAAAAATGGGCAGATGAACAGAAAGCAGTTCTGGGAGAAGTTAAGTTCTAGCAAGAATGTGAGTGTAACTTTATTGGTGCTAGCAATACACTTATTTCTGGCAATAAACTGAGAACTATCCCATTTGAAAAGCCAATTGCTATATCACCAACTCTTCGTGTGTACGATGAACCCAAGCCCGGAAATTCATATGTAATGAATGTGGACACTGCAAGAGGGACAGGTAATGATTATTCTTCATTTACTATTATCAATGTCACATAGTTGCCATATAAAGTTGACGCTGTATATGCAGACAATGAAGTTAGCCCACTGCTTTTCCCAGGTATTATATTGAATCTGGCTAGAAAATACATTAATGCATCAGTATTAATAGAAACCAATGATATTGGAGAAAGTATAGCATCTTCTCTGTATTATGATTATGAATATGAAGAAGTTATTATGTCAGACAGCAAAGGTGGAATGTAGGCATTTGGTGGAGAGAAACCAGGGCTGAGAACTACTAAAAAGACAAAATCAGTAGGATGTTCTGTCCTCAAGACATTGATTGAAAATGATCAATTAATCATTCGCGACTCCGAGATTCTATATGAGTTATCAAATTTTGCTCTAAAGGGATCATCATACGAGGCGGAGAACGGACATGATGATAGAGTAATGACACTCGTTCTTTTTGCATACCTTACTACTCAGAGTGTTATGACCGAATTGACAAGTTAGTAGGCAAAAGCAAGAATTATTGAACTGAGACAGAAACAAACAGAAGATGCAATGATGCCGGCAGGATTCTTTTCTGATGGGACAGAATCTGAATCAGATACATTTCATTTCTAATTCAAAGATTCAAAAGTATAAATACCCAGTGAACACAAGTTCTACAATATTTTAATTTGACAAAGGAACATAAGATGGCAATTTCCGTTTCACCATCAGTTGTTGTTACTGAAAAAGATCTGACAAACATCGTCCCAGCAGTATCTAGCTCTGTTGGTGCTGCGGTTATTGATGCAGCATGGGGTCCAGTTATGGATGTCACAAGCATTGATTCCGAAAAAGCATTAATTCAGCGCTTTGGTAAACCAAACAACTCAAACTTCGAAAACTGGTTCAACGTAGCAAACTTTCTTGGCTATAGTGCCTCGGCTCTTGTTGTTCGTACCGATACCGCTGGACAATTCAACGCTGTTTCTACCCTAACAGGCAGAGTAGGTGTTGTGACTATTGGTGCCGGTGGGACAGGTTACATTCCCTCTGAGACTTCTGTTTCATTCTCTGCTCCTAATGTGACCGGTGGCATCCAAGCCACAGGAACTGCTATCATTTCTGGTGGTGTGATCACTGGTGTCACTGTTACTAACCCAGGTTCTGGCTACACCTCAGCTCCTACAATCACTATTGCTTCTACTGGATCTGGTGCTAGCGCTACTGCTACTGCTACAAAAGTAGATGGTGGTATCAAGATCAATAACCTTGATACATACCAAATGTCTTATGCAAATGGTGAAGGTGTAGTTGGAGAATTTGCTGCTCGTTATCCAGGTTCGCTTGGTAATTCTCTGACTGTATCTATGGCAGACTCTGCTACATTTGATACATGGGCATATAAAGCAATCTTCGGTATCAAACCCGGCACTTCCAACTTTGCTACTTCAGTTGGCGCGAGCAATGATGAATTGCATGTAGTAGTGATTGATGCAGATGGCAAGTGGACAGGCACTGCCGGCACTGTTATTGAATCATACGCCTTCCTATCTAAAGCATCAAATGCTAAGAAATCTGATGGTACTTCTTCTTATATTAAGAATGCTATCAACAATGCATCACAATATGTTTACTGGATGGATCACCCAATTGCAGTTTCTGGTACCGGTGCTGACTGGGGTACTCTGGCAGTAAATGGTAGTGCATATAAGAGTCTTACAGCTGTTGTTACATCTACTCTGGCTGGTGGTGCCGATGATTATGCATCAACGAATGCAGATAAGATCGATGCATATGCATTGTTCAACAATGATGAACAGTATGATGTCAGCTTGGTTCTGGCAGGTGATGCAGATAGAGAAATAGCTCGTTTCATTATCGACAATATCGTTGAAGTCCGTAAGGATTGCATGGCATTCGTTTCCCCGAAGAATGTTAGTACTGGTGAGCCAATCATCGGCTCTAATGCGGATGCAGATGAAGCAATCATCAAGTATAAGAATGGTGATGGCGCTTCTCTGACTTCACTACCTTCTAGCTCTTACGTTGTGTTTGATTCTGGTTACAAGTACCAGTATGACCGCTACAATGATGCATATCGTTGGGTCCCACTGAACGGTGATATTGCAGGTCTGTGCGCTCGTACCGACTATACAGATGACCCATGGTTCTCTCCTGCAGGTTTCAATCGCGGTCAGGTAAAGAATGCTATCAAGTTGGCATACAACCCAACCAAGGCTAGCCGAGACACATTGTACTTGAATGGTGTTAATCCAGTGGTTTCTTTCCCAGGTCAGGGTGTAGTTTTGTATGGTGATAAAACAGGTCTGGCTAAGCCATCTGCTTTTGATCGTATCAATGTACGTCGTCTGTTCATCACTTTGGAAAAGGCTATTGCTACTGCAGCTAAGTATCAACTATTTGAATTCAATGATGGTTTTACCCGTGCGCAATTCCGTAACATGGTTGAGCCATTCCTGCGCGATGTAAAAGGTCGTCGTGGTATTATCGACTTCAAGTGCATGTGTGATGAGACAAATAACACAGCAGAAGTTATTGATGGTAACAGATTTGTTGCTGACATTTACCTAAAGCCATCTCGTTAGATTAATTTTATTCAGCTTTCCTTTGTGGCAACACGCACAGGTGCAAGTTTCGATGAAATTATCGGTGGCACAGCATAATATGAAGATTGGGACTTCGGTCCCTTTTCATTATAAATATCGATAATAACAGTTATCAGAAAGACTCGAGGAACCCAAAATAGCTCAGATTTAGCAATTCAAAGCTCAAATGATCAACGGTGGTGCACGTGCTAACCAATTCATGGTTCATATCACATTTCCCACGATCGTGCCAAATGCAGCACTAGCAGGACAGAAATTGCAATTCGTTGCAAAATCTGCATCACTGCCTTCTTCTACTATCAGTGATGTAGCCGTAAGTTTCCGTGGGCGCCCAGTTCACTTTGCTGGCGAACGTGAATTCCAACCATGGAATATCGAAGTGTATAACGATAATGACTTCACTGTGCGTAATGCATTTGAAGCATGGGTTGATACAATTCAGAATGCAGAATCTACAAACGGTACTCAGAATCCTCTACTGTATCAAGTGGATATGCAAGTTCTACAGATGGACAGAAATGACCAGATTGTCAAGGAATATACTTTCAAGGATGCATGGCCTATGGATGTTGGCCAAATCGCACTTGATTGGGAAGCTAACAATCAGATTGAAATCTTCCCCGTGACATTCCAATATAATTATTGGACATCTTCTAGTAGCAACGGGACTACTATGATGTAAAGATAAGGGCTTCGGCCCTTATCTGACATTTAAGCGAGATCTCGCTAACTAATGGGTCTATTAAATATAATGTCTGGTTTGGGAACCAAGTCGGACTTTAAACAAAAACCGAAGGAGGTGCCGGCATTAGCTGGGCATATGAGTTCGGAAGATACATGATCTTTAGTCATATATTAGTTCATTAAATTTGATTACCTGTTAACTTTAATTATATCCTCAATGTCTAATCCAATATTCAATTTTTTCGGGTTCTAGATCAAACGATCTGAAGAGGAGAAACAGCTTCCTAAATCAGTTGTTGCTCCAAATCTAGCAGATGGTTCTATTGTTATTAATCAGAACTTGGGAACTGGTATTCTCGGAGACTCTTATACTCTTGCATTTGACCCAGACGGTCAGATCACAAATGAGATCGATCTCGTTCGTAGATATAGAGAATTGTGCAGATATCCAGAAGTAGCAGAAGCTATTGAAGATATCGTTAACGAAGCAGTGATTATCGAAGGTGAAGATAAACCTGTTGAAATCAATCTTGAGTATCTTAAGATCTCAGATTCAATCAAGAAAAAGATCACAGAAGAATTTGCCAAGATTCTTTCACTGATGAACTTCAATGAAGAAGGGTATGATCTATTTGAAAGATGGTATGTGGATGGGAAGATCTTTTTCCATATATTACTGGATGAAAATCATTCAAATGGTATCAAAGAGCTAAGATTAATTGACCCACGTAAGATCAAGAAGATCAAGAATGTGATCAAAGAGAAATTAGCAAGTGGTGTAGAGATTGTCAGGGAAGTACAAGAATATTACATATACAATGACAAGGGTATTGCAGGCGGCACTAGTCAGGGTGTAAGATTAAGTGTTGATTCTGTTGTGTACTGCCATTCAGGTCTGATTGATTCACAAACTGGATTAGTTCAATCATATTTGCATAAAGCAATCAAACCTGCTAACCAATTAAAAATGTTGGAAGAAGCGGTTATTATCTACAGATATACTCGTGCACCAGAGCGTAGGGTATTCTATATTGATGTTGGAAATTTACCAAAAGGTAAAGCTGAGCAATACGTCAGTGATATGATGAATAAGTTCAAGAACAAGTTATCATATGATGCTGTTACTGGGGAATTGGCAGATTCTAAGAGACACTTGTGTTTGGATATGAGCACACAAGTACCATTGCTTGATGGCAGAACACTGTCTATTTCCGAGATTGCTGCAGAGATGGATCAATCAGATAAACCTCTATGGGCATATTCATGTGATCCAGTGACTGGCAAATTTGTGCCGGGTAAAATTACCTGGGCCGGTGTATCTAGACCAAATGCACAAGTCATGCGTATTACTCTTGATAATGGAAAAACCATTACTTGCACCCCAGATCACAAATTTCCAGTTTGGGACAAGGGATTCGTAAAAGCTGAAGATCTATATATTGGCGAATCAATGATCCCGCATTATACTCGTTGGAAGGAAATTGCTAAGGGTTCTTCCAAGAATTACGAACAAATTTTCGAGAATGATACTGGAGAATGGAAATTCACACATCAAGCAGTATCCGATTGGAAAGATTGTATTACATCGCGCCGTTCATCTACATCATGTGTTTCTTCTGATAACAGTGCAGATAGACAAATTGATTCTCTAATGTTCCGTAACCATAAAATTGCAAAAATTGAGTGGTTAGAAGAAACAATGGACACTGGATGTCTGACTATTGACGGAGATGAAGAATTCCACAATTATCATACATTCGCTCTATCTGCCGGAATTTACACCCAGAACTAGATGATGGAAGATTTCTGGATGCCTAGGCGCGGAGATAAATCAACAGAAATCACGACACTTCCAGGGGGTCAGGGTCTCGGTCAGTTGGATGATTTGGATTATTTCAAGGATAAACTATATCGTTCTTTAAATGTACCTAAATCTAGATTCGTTCCAGATAGTGGTTTCTCTATTGGTAGATCAGATACTATTTCTAGGGATGAAGTAAAATTTGCTAAATTTGTTGGCAAATTGCGCAACAAATTCGGAAATATCTTTTTAGATATATTGCGCGTTCAATTGATTTCTAAGGGTATTTTCTCTAGTAAAGATTGGGAACAATTTAAAGAGAAGATTAAAGTCATTTACGCTAAAGATAACTTCTTTGCCGAATTAAAAGAAAATGAAGTTCTTACTACTAGACTTTAGACTGCATTGCAATTGGATCCATTTGTCGGCAAATATGTAAGCAAAGAATACATCCAAAGAAAAGTACTAAGATTCACAGATGATGAAATAAAAGAAATAAATACACAAATGGAAGCCGAGATCAAATCTGGTGATATTACTGACCCAGTAGCAATGATGCAAGAACCACCTCAGGCATAATCTTTAAGGAATAAACATGACAACAGCGCATGATTTAGTTAACGCAATTCAGTCAGGCAAAAGTGCAACGATTCAGGCTACTTTTGATTCACTAATGACAGAGAAAATTCAGGGTGGTATCGAGGCATATCGTCAAGCAGTCATCGATAACACTTTCAACCCAGAATTGATGGAATCTGCCGAAGAATCTGCCGAAGAATCTGCCGAAGAAGATGCAGATGATTCTAGCATTAATGGACTAAGCAAGAGCACATGATAGAGTTGGCAACAAAAGCCGTCAAAAGAATTCCTAATATCGGTAAAGCAGTCGACAAACTAACTAAGTAATTATGGCTAAAACAATACTCAAAAATACAGAAACTTTAGCAATCGTAAAAGTTTCTGGCAACAATATCTCAGAGACAATCACTCTTGCTACAGATCTTTTATAGTCATCTACAGTTGTTTCTGGCACACCATCAGTTGGTATCAACCATATCCAATGGTCTTTGCAGGGTGACAATGGGGCTACTAAAATTGCTATTACTAGAGGAGCTACAGATGTACTTTCTCTATATGATAACGGTTAGGCATTTGATTTTGCTGGCAATGGTGGTTTCTGTGAGACCACAGGGTCTACATCTGATCTAGTAGTCACAATCACTGGCAAAGCATATGCTTATATAACTCTCAGAAAACTCTCTGGCTATAAGTCTAAGATTGAGACAGCAGAGTTTGGTTCATATGACGACACAACTGTGGTAGGAAGCTAATCATGTTGCTTTTAAGAGAATAGGTTGATTTTACTGATGTTCAGTTACTAACAGAGGCAGATGCTTCTGGCAAGAAATCTCTCTTCATTGAGGGTATTTTTGCTCAAGCCGAAAAGAAGAACCGCAATGGTAGGATTTACCCAAAATCAGTCATGGAAAAGTCTATAACTGATTATATTGATAATCAGGTTAAGAAGAAACGTGCTCTCGGAGAAATTAGTCACCCCTCAGATCGACCACAGGTAAAACCAGAACTAGCATCACATCTGATCACAGAACTTCGGTTTGACGGAAATGATGTTTATGGTAAAGCTAAGGTGCTAGAAACACCACAGGGTCAAGTATTAGCAGGTTTGCTAAATGGTGGTGTTCAGATGGGTGTGTCTACACGTGGTCTCGGCACAGTAGTTGAAAGAGCTGGATCAACATTTGTCAACAATGATTATGTTATCATGGCAATTGATGCTGTTGCAGATCCATCTGGAATCGATTGCTTTGTTGATGCCGTAAATGAATCTCGTGAATGGTTGGTTCTTGACAATGGTCAGGTAATCGAAAGGATGAGACAAGAAATTAAAAAGACTCAACTCACTGAAGAACGTAAGTATCAGATGATGTCAGAGTTTTTTGCTTCTTTAAAATAAGAAGCACAACAGATTGATGGTATATTTGAATAGTTGCTTTTTATATTAAGAAATTGATTTTCGAGATCTAAAAAGTATAAATAAAACATTGTTTATTAGGAATTTAACATGGGAAAAGAACAAGATCTGTTAGAAGAATTGCGTCTCCGTGCTGCCGCTCTAGTTGAAGCCAAAGAAAAGGCTTGTGACAAAGAGGATGAGAAAGATATGGATGACGAGAAAGATGAAATCGAGGATGGTGCCGAAGATTCTGATGATGATTCTGATGATGATTCTGATGATGATTCTGATGATTCTGATGATTCTGAAAAAGATGACAAGAAAAAATCAAAGAATTCAAAGAATTCAAAGAATGAATCTAAGGAAGTTGACATGAGCATCGAATCTATTTTCGAAGGTCAGGATCTGTCCGAAGAATTCAAAATCAAAATTACTGCACTGTTCGAAGCATCAGTTGCACAAAAAGTTTCCGCTATTGAAGAATCCTATGTGAAAGCAATGGGAGAATTCAAGGCAGAAGTATCTCAGCGGACAATCTCTGAGTCCGCTGAGGTAGTAGAGGGACTCGTTGAAAGAGTTGATGGATATCTCGACTATATGGTTGAGCAGTGGATTGAAAATAATGAGATTGCCCTTGAACGTGGTATCAAAGCTGACCTGTTCGAAAGCTTCATGACTGGTATGAAAGGTCTATTTGAAGAGCATATGATTAATGTCCCGGAAGACAAGATCGAAGTTCTAGAATCCCAAGCAGCCGAAATTGAAGAATTAGAATCTAAGGTTGACTCTGTTCTCGCAGAAAATGTAGAACTGAAGCAAACTCTAAAAGGAATCGCTAAGCAAAATCAAATCAAGGAAGCAGCCAATGGCCTTTCCGAAGTAGAGATGGAGCGATTTGTAGAACTAGCTGAAGAACTTACATATGACAATGAAGAAGTTTTCGGTAAGAAATTGTCCGTAATCCGCGAACAATTCTTCTCGCAGACCGATGACTCCAAGCAATTGGTAGAGTCAGTGGCCAATGTGACTACTGATGAGCCTCTGGTAGAAGTTGAAATGCCAAAACGTGCTCTGAGCGAAGGTGTTGACCCTACAATCGCAGCTCTGGCAGCTCGCATCGCCCGTAATTCTTACTAATCCATTAACTCTAAAGGAAAATAAAATGGAACAAAATGTCCAACAATTGGTCAAAAAGTGGTCTCCTATTCTGGAGCACGCCGATATGCCAGCAATCAAGAGCGCTCAAGTTCGCGCTGATACTGCTGTTCTGTTGGAGAACCAAGAGCGCGAAATGACCCGTGCTACTTCCTCTCTGAACGAAGATGCAGCCAGTAACGCTGTTGGTGCTATGAGTGACACCGGTGGTGTTGCTAAGTTTGACCCAGTACTGATCAGCTTGGTTCGCCGTGCTGCTCCTGCAATGATCGCTTATGATATCTGCGGTGTTCAGCCTATGTCCCAGCCTACAGGTCTGATCTTCGCTATGAAGAGCAGGTACGGTTCACAAGGTGGCCCTGAGGCACTGTTCAACGAAGCTGATTCTGACTTCTCAGGCAAGGGCACGCATGCTGGTTCTAACCCAGTCAACGGTACTTACACTACTGGTACTGGTATGACTACCACCGAAGCAGAAACCCTAGGTTCTACCAACGGTACTCCTGGTGGCACATTCAATCAGATGGCATTCACCATTGAAAAGACTTCCGTGGTTGCACAAACCCGCGCTTTGAAGGCTGAGTACACTGTTGAACTGGCTCAAGATCTGAAGTCTGTTCATGGTCTGGATGCTGAACAAGAACTGAGCAACATCCTGTCTCAAGAAATCACCAACGAGTTGAACCGTGAAATCATGCGTACCGTGTACACCTCTGCTAAGTTAGGTGCTCAAGTTGGTACTGCTACTGCCGGTACTTTCGATCTGGATGTGGATTCTAACGGTCGTTGGTCTGTTGAGAAGTTCAAGGGTCTGATGTTCCAAATCGAACGCGAAGCTAACCGTATCTATCAAGAGACACGTCGTGGCAAGGGTAACATCATCATCGCGTCTGCCGATGTTGCTTCTGCTCTGGCAATGGCTGGTGTTCTGGATTATGCTCCTGCACTGAAGACTGATCTAAATGTTGACGAAGCTACTAGCACCTTCGCTGGTGTTCTGAATGGTCGTTACAAAGTATATGTTGACCCATTCGTTGCTAACGGTACTGCTGAACAGTTCCTGTTGGTCGGCTATAAGGGTGCAAATCGCTTTGATGCTGGTATGTTCTACTGCCCATACGTTCCACTGCAAATGTATCGTGCAACAGATCCACAAACCTTCCAACCAAAGATTGCTTTCCGTACACGATATGGACTGGTGGCTAACCCATTCACCACTAACAGTGCTGATAGCAACATTTATTACCGCAAAATTAAGGTTACCAACTTGTTATAATTTATAACAAGCTACCTATACTGGATATAGGTTTAATATCAAAACCGCCTTCTGGCGGTTTTTTCATTAGTTCAAGATATAGACAAAATTTCCACAGTCATATATTTGAAAATATCCAGCATTTTCCATAATCTGTCTTTCAGTTAAATCATCTTTATAATAAGTAGGTACTAATTTCTTTAGTTTGGATTTTTGTGTTTGATATCTTGAATACCAACCATTAAAACTATGCCAGGAATAACCGGGTTCTGTTTTTCTTATATATTTCCCAAATCGGGAATATGTTTTGCCAGTGGATATTTTTCTGTCGCAATAAGTAAGAATAGGTTCTGTTGTTATATTATTTCTTACATATTTCATCAATTTTGAAAAACCACCAATGACTGTGACATTAAGTTTAGACGCCATTCTTATTAATTCAAAATTACATTCTTTTGTGAATCTACTTTTTCCTATGGATATACACATGACGATCTCATTATCTGATAGAAGAGCAATATAGTTATTAGCAGGAGAAAATCCCTGAAGATGTGTTTTATCAAAAAATTCTCTTGCTTCTTTCGCTGCAATCTCTTTTATAGTTGTTTTTCTTGCATAGATTTTTTCTGAATTACCTAATTTGTTCAAAAGAATAGACTTCACAATTTCTGGTTTATGTTTCAATTCCTATTCAAATATATGCATAAGATTAACACCAATTTGAGAAGCCATTTCTGTTTTTTCTAGATGAGATTTAATTTCATCTGATTTTTTAGTAGAATGCCAATAGATTCCATCAAATTCAATCCCAAGTTTTAGTTCTGGGATGTAAATGTCAATTTCTCTCGGAGTTATTACTGATCTACTATTTCTTACAGTATCAAAACCGAAAGATCTGATCCATGCATCTAATTCATCCTCACCAGCAGAACCTGTTTTGGCATAAGTAAAAAGATTATGATATGCATAATACTTTTGTACAAAAACTACATGAGCACCATTAAAGAATTTCATACTTAGTTCTGATAAAGATTTACACTCATCTCTAATAGAGCAGAGATAATCTTTGTCAAAATACATATCCAAATTTAAACCAAGTTCTGAAAATTTACTCTTTAAAGATTCGATCTTTCTAATTCCCCTTTTCTTTTTCTTTGATTCTTTTACACCAGGAATTCCATTATTCCATGAAACACCGTATTTTTCTTGGTAAGTTTTTCTAGCTTTTTCTGCACGTTGTTTAGAATTATTTCTTTGAATTTCAGATATTTTGGCAACAGTAGAAGGTTCATTTGCTGCACATCTAGGAGAACATACTTTCTGACCGGGTTTCACATAGTGAATACCACCACAGTAACATTTCATTGGCGGCATGTCGCTTATCAAGAAATCGATACGATCCCGCATGTTCCATTTTTCATAGCCAACGGCTGAAGTTTTCTCCATAATATATGTAAATAGCCCATGAGACTTGAGATAATTCTCTTGCATTTTTCTGGGACTTTTTCTTACTTCTACAAGTTTTTCTTTCATTCTAGCCTTAAATTGGTTATATCAATTTGATGATCTTGTTAATTAAACATGTCTACTAACCTTTTGTAACCTAATTGATGAATTAAGTGTTCAATCTTTTCACAAAACCGCCCGAAGGCGGTTTTTGTGTTTCTTCTTCATGTTAACACATACTTTAAATTGCCGCAATCATAGTATATCTTGAACTTATTATTAAACATATTCTGTTCTTCTGTTAAGTTTTGATCAAAAGTCTTTAACAGTGTCGATAATTTGGATTTTTGTGTTTTGTATCTGGAATATGTTCTTGATCCATTTGTCCAAACATACCCAGGATCTGTCAATTTCAAGAATGTAAACTATGATTTTGCATATACATTCCCATTTGAAATTCTTCTGTCAGCATATGTAATAATAGAACCAGTATAGTTCTTTCTGAAATAATTTAGAATCTTCTGAAATCCACCTACAACAGTAGTATTCAATTTAGATGCAAATCTGATGATTTCCCACTCATAGTTCTTTTCAAATCTTGGTTTACCAAAAGTACAAACTGCTACTAATTCATTCTCATAATATAGACCGAGATTGACTTTAGACACTGCATATCCACTTAGATGTGTTGTTTCCAAGAATTGCTTTGTATTTTTAGAATCAACTATTCTAAGATCACATTTTCTAGCATATATCTTTTCTGTGATGCCTAATTTAGAACGAATAATAGATTTGACTAATTCCGGAGATTCTTTCCATTCTTCTTCTGTGATTCTTATAACAAGATTACCCGTTTTTTCTGCATCAATCACTTTCTTTTGATGTATTTTCTTTTCGGCAGATGAGAGTTTTCTGTCTGATCCGTGAAAATATAGACCATCATATTCTATACCAAAATTCTTTTCTGGTACAAATATGTCTATCTCTCTTTTATCTGTGTCAAAAATTTTGACATTCTGTTGAACGTCAAATCCAATCGATTTGACGAATTCTGCAATTTGTTTTTGACCAGAAGAAATAGAATAGCCTACTTTCACTGGTATTTCATGTAACGCAATATATTTTGCTATAGTTCCTTTGTCAATATCAAACTCCGATGATATATCCATATACGTCTTGTCTAATGTGATATACTGATTATATAGCCAATCTCTGTCTGAAACCATGGTTTCAATTCTTTTCTACAACTTAGATTTAGTCCATACGTGCTTTATATCTTCTCTTTGTGAGTTATATTCTACCCCATATTTCTTAATCATTGTTTCTTTTCTGGATTGTTTTCTTTTTTCAAGAATTTCTGGATCTGAATCACGAGTTTTTACAGCAAGACGGATTCTTTCAACATCTTTAGAAGAACATTTTTTTGAACAATAATCTGAAATTCCTTTGTCTCCAAATACGAACATTCTTCTATTTGTTTTACACACCGCACAAACCCCAGGTTCACACAATTGCATTTTGGCTAGTGTGAACAATTCTCTGACAGAATAGCCATCTCGTTCATATATATCTAAAATAGCTAGAATATGTGAAGTGTATTCAAATTTTGCACGAAGAAATTTGTAATTGCACCTCTTGCTAGGTATTTTTCCATTTACTTCTAGTGCTTCTATTATCTCATCAAACCACATTTGGAAACTCCTATGTTCTATATTATATATTAATTTGATGATCCAGTGAAGTAAACGGAATGAATAATAGAAACTATTCATTACTTCAATGTGACTAATTTCTCACACATAGACAAAGTTATGTTTGTCTGTGTCAGATCACTGCTAGACAAGATCGAAGCTGTAGGACAGTTAATGCAGGAGCCTACTGGTGTCTCCTTCGGTTTATGTTTCAATTCCTATTCGGACCCAAACCCTTAATTCACGGAGTGCGCGTATTTTTCTCACTTGGTACATAAATAGTACAACACACTTTCGGGGATATTCAAATGACCGGTAATGATTTAGCTGATATGTTATCCAAGTCTGGATACAAAATAAAGTCGAAAACAAGTACATCTGTTGTTGTATTAGTATCTGGAAATCGCCTTAATGCTATGAAAGAGTTAGCTGTAAAATTACACAATCTAGGTGCTGTAATGGATCCGAATGCAAAGGGTTAGTAGATCGGTGCCATTATGATTGATAAAATTAAGGTATTAGTAAAATCAGATGGGAAGACTGGTGGGCTAGATGTAGAATAGGCGGCTATTGAATCTTTAACTAATGCTATAAATGGGGCATTATGTCAGGCTGGAGAGCCAATTACTATTAAAATGCCACATCGAACAGTATCTGGGATCGTTGGTGTAGAAAAAACTGCTGGCACACCTAAGTAGGATTTTCACTTAGTAGATGAAAATGATAGACCTGTAGTTTTCATCTCTCATAAAAAAGGTTCTAAACCAAATGATTTTCAACAATGGGGTGGCATGACAGAAAAAGAAATTGCTGCTCATAAAGAAGTAATCCAATTCGCTTTGGAATGTAGAGCTAGCCCGCATGTTGGATAGAAGATACCTTAGGGTATGTCTGTGTATAAGAAAATAAAAAGTAATGATCTAAAGATGATGTAGGTATTTGGTGTCAATTCTCTAAGATAGAATGGTAATGATATCAATTCCGTAGATGTACTAATCCAAGGAGACCCGGGTGTCAAATTTATATCTGGAGTTACATTTGAATTAACGGGTACAGGTCACATACATTATTACGGCGATATCCCTAGTGGCGGATTTGAACCAGTTTTAGCATGCATATATAAAGGTGACAGAGATCAATTCGGTATTAAAGGTGCAAGATTTTCTATCTATCCATTCGCAGGAAGAAATTTTAAGGTCCAATTGAAATGATATCATTTAGACAATATCTTATAGAGGCAATGGATACTCGTGTTGGAAATTATGTTTAGGTCGGAACAACATTCCCAGACATAATAGATCAGATGGATGTTTCAACTGGAAATAGATCAAAAGATCCTCATATCACATTAGTCTACTCTAAAGAATCTTCTGTTGATAAAAACAAACTGTTAAAGTCAATCCAGCAATCATTTAAAGATTATGGAGTAGCAGAAATAATTGGAGCAGCTGCTTTTAGAGAAGATGATAAAGCATGTATAGTACTCAAACTTAAATCTCCACAATTATCTAGAATTAATACCGCTCTGTGTTCATTTGAAGATATAAAACATTCATATCCAGAGTTCAATCCACACCTAACTCTATTCTATGATGTAAATCAAGAAGAAGCAGATTACTGGGTAGATTGGTTAAACCAGAGAGTTAAAGGGAAAATGTTAGAATTCAAAGGATTTGAATAGACAACAATTATAGAAGATTGGAACAAATAATGACTACTTCATGAATGCAAACATCACCCGCATAATGCTCACCAAAACCCCAATAATTATAGAAGATTGGAACAAATAATGACTACTTTAACTTGCCCAAGCCCAGGTAATGTGAATCCTCTTAGACTCCAGAGTTATCAGTTCACGATTCAGAAATTACCAGAACTGACGTATTTTGTCTCTACTACTGAAGTACCATAGATGACGCTCGGTGTTTCTACACAGTCATCTTCTGTACATGATATTAAGATACCAGGTGAAACGATGGATTATTCGGATCTGACTATCGATTTTCAGATTGATGAGGAGATGAAGAACTGGAATGCAATTTATTTCTGGATGGTGGGTCTTGGTTACCCAGAAGGTCATGAGTTGTATCGGCGTTATATGAATGCCAAGGTAAATCAAAATTCTACAAATGAACTGATGAAGGGCTATTCAGATGCATCGCTGATTGTTTTGGATTCTTAGAATAACCCGAAACAGGTTTTTACTTTTGTGGACTTGTTCCCCGTGAGTCTGTCGGGTATGAGATTTGATTCTAGTAACACAGACAACCCCATAGCAATGGCGTAGGCGACTTTTGCTTATTCTTATTACTACATAAATAAGGATGTGCAAACCACTTGAGACATAAATTATGACATTAGATGATTTGCGGGCTGCTTGGCAGTCTGACTGTGAGATTGACCAAAATGATTTAGGGACTGCTTCTGCGAAGAGTCCCAATCTCCATGCCAAATACTTGGATGAATTAATTCAGTACAAACTTCGCATGACTAAACTCCAAAATGAGATCATAGAATACAGAGTCAAAAGGACTAAGTATTTTCGTGGTGAAATGACGCGAGAAGAACTAAAAGATGCTGGCTGGGATCAATGGCAATATAAGACATTGAAGTCCGAAGTAGATGCACTAATTGATGCAGATCCGGATTATCAGAAACTCTCCACTAGAGAACAATACATCAAAACATGTGTGTATTTCCTTGAAAGTGTTTTACAAGAAATTAGATCTAGATCTTTTACAATTAAGAATATTGTAACTTGGCAACAATGGAGAAGTGGGAATTAATATAGTATATCTATTATTTCAAAGTCCATAAGAAATACAGATCCGATGAAAGATGTATAATGAATGTAGATGTTGAATTTATCCCAAAGGATGAATAGAATATTCTTATTAGATGTTCTGATTTTGGTATATACCAAGAAATGTCTGAGTATTTCTCGTTCTTCGTTGAAGGCTACAAGTTTATGCCATCATATCGTAATGGTACATTCGATGGGAAAATTCGGATCTTCGATGCTCGATATAAGAAGTTACCAAAAGGACTCTTAAAGATTGCAATAAAATTCTGTAAGGACAGAGATTATACATTCAGCATTGATCCAGAATTAAATCCAAAGACTAACTTTAATGAAAAAGAAATTATAGATTGGATAGATTCAATTGATGTTACTACAAAAGGGAAACCAATTGCAGTAAGAGATTACCAGACACAAGCTATTCTTCAATCTTTGAGATATTATCGTAATCTGCTAATCAGTCCTACTAGTTCCGGAAAGTCATTAATTCTGTATTACAAACTGAGATATCACATTGATATACTACATCAGAATGTAGTTGTAATTGTTCCAACAACTCAGTTAGTTGAGCAACTATATTCTGATTTCAAGGATTATAGTGAAACAAATGGGTGGGATGTTGACGAATATACTCAAATGCTTTACTCCGGGAAAGAGAAGTTATTTACTAAGCAATTAATGATTTCTACTTGGCAATCACTTGCTGCTATGTAGAAATTTCATCAAGATAAATTCAAGCATATCTGTGACACAACTGATGTTCTGTGTATGGATGAAGCACATACATATAAATCAGATGTAACTTTAGCAACTGCTAATAAGTTTTATAGAGCAAAATGGAGAACTGGTACAACTGGCACACTAGATGACTCGAAAATCAATAAGTTACAGTTAATTGGTCTAATGTCAGAACCATATCAGGTAATTACCACTCGTGAATTGATGGATCAAAAATCAGTTGTAAATCTTGATATCAAAGTATGCAAAATCCATTACCCCGATGTGCTGAAACAGCAATTGATTGGTATGGATTATAAAGCAGAGATTAATTATCTAGTAACATACGAGCCTAGGAATCGATTCATTGCAGATCTTGCCAAGAATACTAAAGGTGTTACTTTAGTTCTGTATACATATATTGAGAAACACGGTGCAGTATTAGACAAATTCATCCGTGAAATCTGTCCAGGAAGAACAGTGAGATTTATTCACGGTGGTGTAGATATTGAAAATAGAGAAGAAGTAAGAAAAGTGGCAGAGACTGATGAAAATTGTATTATCATTGCTTCTTCTGCAATTTTCAGTACAGGTACTAATATCCCATCAATTGAGAATGTGATTTTTGCAATGCCCACGAAATCAACAATACGTGTGCGGCAATCGATTGGTAGAGGTTTAAGACTAAGAGAAGGAAAGAATAAATGCACATTGTTTGATGTGGCAGATGATCTCAGTTTCAAGTCGTACACCAACACAACGTTACGTCACATGTTTCATAGAATTGAAATTTATGACAAGGAGCAATTTGACTACACAGTCCATAAGATTGATGTCAGTAAATTCATGTCTGACTCATCAATGTACACAGACTAAAGATAGTTACATTACAACCGAGCGGTGGGGGCAACTAAGATTATCCTTTTAATATGATTGTATATTGCCTAGAACTCTTGTAAACCCCTCTTAGCAAAATATTTTTCACACATGCTAAGAGGGGTTTCTTCATTTTCTTCTGTGTTATAATAGTAAGTGAATGACACAACACATCCTAATTCAGGAGCATACTATGGCGAAATACTACGACGCAACCCCCATCAAAATCAAACCACCCGTGGATCCAAAGAATCCAGAGCACTACGTCAACAACCAAGACTTCAAAACTGCTCTGTTAGACTATGCGGAGCAAAGAGATGCCGCTCTTGCTGCAGGCGAAGAAAAACCCCAAGTGTAGAATTACATCGCTTCATGTTTCCTGAAGATTGCTAAGGGTCTAGGCTCGAAGCACAACTTCCGGAATTACAGTTATTTGGATGATATGATTAGTGATGCAGTTTTTACATGTCTTAAGAATATCGACTGTTTTGATGCATCTAGAGGAACTAGTGCATTTGCATATTTCACACAATGTGTCTGGTTTTCCTTTCTTGGCTCTATCAAAGATGAAAAGAAGAAAGAACAGACTAAACGTGATTTGTTCTTCAGAGGGGATTTTGATACCTTTGATATGGGATCAGAAGATGAAGAATTTCAAATGTAGTATACTGAATACATGAAATCTCTCGGGACAGATTCAACTCCTTATGAATCAAAAGAACAAAATAAAAGAAAGAAATTTGAAGCAAAGAAATCAGGTCTTGACACACTGTTCGGGGATGAAGAATGAAAGTGTGCATACTCGGTGATCTTCATCTAGGTGCACGAAATGGGAGTAATCATTTCTAGGATTACTTTAATAGATTCTTTTCTGAAGTTCTTTACCCATACTGCAAGAAAAATAAGATCAAACATATTCTCCAACTTGGAGATTGTATGGATAACAGAACCAATTTAGCATACAAAGCATTTTCAAAATGCCGAGATGTTTGGTTTAATGATATGGGAAATCATGGAATATCAATGCATGTTCTTCTTGGCAATCATGATATTGCATATCGGCATACTTTGGAGATTAATAGCCCAGAGTTATTGCTTGGTGAATACAAACATATCACTGTTGTGAATAAGCCTACTCAAATCGAATTGGGAGGCACAAAAATTGATATTGTACCTTGGATCTGTGATGAAAATGAAGAACAAATTAAGGAATTTGTAAAGAGAAAAGATAGAGGATCTATTCTTCTTGGGCATCTTGAATTAGCTGGATTTGCAATGTACAAGGGTATTGAATCTCATGGTGGGATGTCTGGGTCTATATTTGATGGGTATAATTTGGTTTTCTCTGGTCATTACCACACGAGAAGTGAAAAGGGTAATATCGTTTACACTGGTATCCCATATGAAATTACTTGGGCTGACTATGCAGACCCAAAAGGATTTTTTGTCTATGATACTGACAAGAACACCTATGAGTTTGTGAGAAATCCGCTGACTATGTTCGAGAAGATTCACTATAATAATGGTAGTAAAGTTGATATATCAAAACTTGCTGGTAAAATTGTGAAGATCATTGTTGGTGAGAAGAAAGATGCAGTTCTTTATGAGAGATGGCTTGATTCTATTAGATTGGTGTCACCTTACGAATTAACTACTATTGAGAATGATATTGTTTCTTTGGATGGAGAATTAGATGATTCTATTCAGATCGAAGATACCCCTACCTTAGTAAAGTCATATATCGACAAGATAGACACATCAGTTTCCAAAGAAGACTTGAATAAGTATATGCAAGCACTTTATTTTGAAGCACTGACTACAAACGACACACTGTAAACTATATGATTATCTTCGAAAGTATAAGAATCAAGAACTTCCTCAGTTACGGCAATGCATGGACTGAATTAAATCTCAGACAGGGAAAAGTACTAGTTGCAGGTGCCAATGGGGCAGGAAAATCTACTATGGTAACTGATGCTCTGTAGTATGCACTATTCGGTAAGCCATTTCGTAAGATCAATATCCCACAATTGATCAACTCTATCAACCAGAAGGATTGCCAGGTAGAACTAGATTTCTAGATTGGCAAGGATTCTTACCAAATTAAGAGAGGGATGAAACCGGGGAAGTTCGAAGTATACAAAAATTCAGAATTGATAAAACAGGAAGCAGCAACAAAGGATTATCAATAGTATCTTGAGCAGCAAGTGCTGAAGATAAATCATAAGACGTTTGTACAGATTCTTGTTCTTGGTTCTGCTGTTTTTACTCCTTTTATGCAATTAGCAGCCGGTCATAGAAGAAATGTGATTGAAGATCTTCTAGATATCAATGTTTTCAGCACTATGCTTAGATTGCTTAAGGAAAAGATTCAAGTCAATAAAGAAGAAACTCTAATCATCAATGGTAAACTAGAATCAGCTAAGAAGGAATAGATTGCACAGAAAAGACTCATTGAAACATTGAGTTCTAAGAGTGATGATCAATTGGTAATTCTGTATTCTGAACTCACATAGTTACAGAACGATATAGTATCGGCAAAATAGAAGAGAAATGATGTACACAAATTACTTGAATCTATCCAGATTCCTGACTTTATGTCAGAAGAATTAGAAGATATAAGAGTTGAATTCAATACACTGAAAAAGTAGATTCAATCAGATATCAAGAAGATAGATTCAGTCTCCGCTATTCATTCATGCCCAACATGTTTACAGTCTGTAACTGATGATCACAAAGTAAGAATCAAGACTGAACTAAAATATAAGTATGATCAACAGAAACCGAAGCTAGATCAGTATTCTAAAAAAGTTGAAGAACTGACTACACAGAAAGAATTGTTTGATACAGCAAAGATCGAACAGCAGAAAATGTTGAAAGAACTTGCTGCGATAGACCAGAAAATAATTTCCCTTGAAGAACAAGAATCTTCCACACGAGTGAAGATCGAGACACAGAAACAAAGTTCTTCTGCAGACTTGGAAAAAGAAAAAGATCGACTCAGAGATTTAGCACAATCTGCTCTTATGTTGATTGAACGCAAGAACGAATTGATCACAGAGAAATAGATTCAAGAAGTCTCTCTAGGTCTTCTGAAGGACACAGGTATTAAGGCTAGTATCATCAAAGAATACCTGCCGATTCTCAATAAGATGATCAACAAGTATCTATCTGAGTTCGACTTTTTCATTAATTTTGTATTGGATGAAAATTTCAATGAACAGCTGTTGAGCAGAGGAAGAGATTCGGCTTAGTACTTCTCTCTATCAGAGGGTGAAAAGAAGCGAGTAGATGTTGCAATTCTTCTCGCATTCAGGCATATTGCTTCTCTAAAGAATTCTGCAAAGATCAATTTGCTTGTTCTTGATGAACTTGATTCTGGGTTGGATCACGACTCTCGTTTGAAGTTGCTAGAATTGATCCAGACTATGGATTCCGATGTCTGGATGGTCTCCCACTCTATACAGAACACTGAACTTGAACAGCAGTTCGATAAGGTGACTTTTGTAATGAAGAAGGGAGATTTTTCAGAAATGATCATCAAGTGAATCTACATGTGCTAAAATTTTGAATTTCTCCATGAGAAATATGTTATAATGATTTTACTGGCAATAATGCCATTTTTACTATAAGGTGACTACTTTATGAACTTATCAAAACAAACACTGTCCATTCTTAAGAATTTTGCGGGTATCAACGGTAACATTGCACTGAAGAAGGGATCCGTTCTTACCACTATCTCCCCACAGCGCAATGTTGTAGCATCTGTGACTGTGACGGAGGACTTTCCAGAAGACTTCTATATCTATGATTTAAGTCAATTCCTGGGTGTTCTATCACTGTTTTCTGATCCAGATATCGACTTCAGCTCAACCGTTGCAACGATCAAGGAAGGAAAAAATAGTATCAAGTACTATGCAGCAGACAAATCTGTTCTACTGCTCCCACCAGACAAGGCTATCAAGTTCCCCGGAGCTGATGTCGAGTTTGAATTTACTGCAGAACAGTTAACCGCTATTCAGAAGACTTCCAGTGTACTTTCTGCTCCAGATCTGAGTATCGTTGGTGATGGAAAAACCTTGACAATGAAAGTCTTAGATCTTAAGAATAATAGTACAAATAACTATGAAGTTGAGATCGGTGACACCACAGAAGAGTTTGTTGCTAACATCACAATTAGTAACCTGAAAATGATTAATCAGTCCTATAAAGTTGAGCTGTCATCAAAGAAAATTTCTAAATGGACTGCTCTGGATGGTGATATGACGGTGTATGTAGCTCTGGATTCTACTTCCACATTCTCGTGATATAATGGGGCTTTGTCCCCCTTCCAAGAGTTAGATTTTACTAAATTGGTAACATCAAAAGATATGAGTGGAATAGCACTAGACAGTAAATTGAACCATCTGAATAATCTGAAAGATATATTATGAGCAGTATTGAAAATTTTGTGTGGAGTGAAAAATATCGACCTTAGACTGTGGCAGAATGCATACTCCCACAGTCAATCAAAAATGTGATTGTAAGCATGATCAAGAATGAAGATGTGACACATATTCTTATGTCTGGATCTGCTGGTTGTGGGAAAACAACATTAGCTAGAGCCATAGTAAATGACTATGGTGGTGAATATCTGTTCATTAATGCATCTTTGGAGAATGGTATCGACACTATCCGAACTAAGGTTATGCAGTATTCCAGTACTGTTTCTTTGGAAGGAAAACAGAAATTTCTCATCATGGATGAATTTGATGGAATTTCTCGACAGAGTCAAGAGGCTCTTCGTGGTATCATTGAAGAGTTTAAGAATGTAAGATTCTTCTTTACTTGCAATTTTAAAAATCGTATTATCGATGCTATCATCTCTCGTACAGTTGAGATCAATTTTACTATCCCAAGTGATGAAAAATCAAAACTTCAGTCTCAGTTCTTCAAACGTATAGTTGAGATTCTGAAAAAAGAAAATGTAGAGTTTGACCCAAAAGCAGTTGCAGAACTCATCCAAAAAAGTTATCCAGACAATCGTAAGATTCTGAATGAACTACAACGATATGCGTCAGGTGGTAAAATTGATGCAGGTGTTTTGATAGATCAAAGTAAATCTCACTTCAAAGATCTACTCAAAACCCTGAAAGAAAAGAACTTTACGGAGATGCGCAAGTGGGTCGCAAAAAATACCGATATTGAACCACAATCACTATTTCGGGAGATTTATGATTCTGCTAATGAGCAATTGCTACCTTCTTGTATACCTCAAGTAGTAATTCTTGCTGCAGATTATGGGTTCAAGTCTACACATTCAGTTGATCAAGAAATTCTTATTGCTGCATTTCTCACTGAATTTATGGCAGGTGCTCAATGGAAGCAGTAAACACTCTAACGGATTTGACACTGTTTGTTTTTTTACTACTGGCTGTAGTAATAGGATGGACTACAGGTTATTACAAAGGGCTCATCACCGGCTATAATTATGCTAAATCGGAAGAGATAGATAAGTACCCAGTTGCCAATGTGTATTTTTATGACACAGACAAAGAGGATGCAGACAAAGAGGATGAATATTCATTTGTGAATATGGTGACTGGTGAGTTTATCACCTCCGGCTCATTTAATGAGTGTATTGAGAAATTAAAATCTAAAGATACATCTAAGCTTGTTGTTTTTTCTAAAGGAGAAAAAGATGAGCAGTAATCCTTTTGATTGGCTGAATAATATCAATGGGTCTACTGAATCTATTTGGGATGAATCTACCTCTGAAAAAGATTATAATTCTTTCATGATAAACCGGGGTTTATCACAATTTCGTGACACAGTTCTATTTTCTCAGATGATGAATGAGAAGTCACAGTATCTTTCAAATAAGATGCAATATGACTTTTACAGATTGGGAATCACTCATAAGAAAAAACGATTCGCCAAGTGGCATAAACCAGAAAAACTTCAAGAAATTGAAATGTTATCCAAGCACTTTGGTATCTGTATTAGAGTTATGGAAAACTATGTTTCTCTTCTGTCAGATGAAACTAAGAAAGAATTATTGGCTTCACTGGCTAGGGGTGGTAGGAATAAGTAAAAGATTTACACTTATCCTATTGCGCATATCCGCTTTGGGATTTGAAAATCTGATTCATATTTGGCGGCTTCTGATTTCCACATTAAATTCTGTGTACTAAATAATACGGAAAGATTCTAATCCAGTATGCTTGATTAATTCTTTTACATACTTAGATGATGTTTTATATCATCTTGTGTTAACAATTTTGAATGATGACAGCCTGATTTTGTTTCAGATCCGCGATATAAAAGACCAGAAGATGTGTGTTCTATGATATAAAAGTATGGTTTCGATTTTTTACGCTGGACATAACATTTCCTTAAAGATTTGTAGCATAAATATGTTTAGAGGTACTGGGAACAGGAATTCCGCAAGTATAACCTATTCATAGTTTTCGACAAATAGAAAACAATGTTTCATTGATGAGTGAAACTGATTATGCAACTTTAATAGGATCCCTGGATAGGGGTGAGCAACATGGAACTAAAAAATGATTACACTGTCTGGGACTTCAAATGGTAGCCAGATATTATGCTAGAGATCAGTTTAATCGACCCTGATTCTTTTCTCAAAATCAAAGAAACATTGACTCGTATTGGTATTTCTTCGAAGAAAGATCAAACTTTGTATCAGACGTGCCATATCTTACATAAGAAGGGCAAGTATTATATTGTTAGTTTCTTGGAGCTATTTGCACTTGATGGGAAGGATACAACTCTGGGTTACGAAGATGTAGCTCGTAGAAATACTATCGCTTCTTTGATTGAACAGTGGGGAATGTGTTCTGTCATAAAGACATCCATGTATGAGAATGCAAGAGTTCCTGTTTCTTCTATTAAAATTATTTCTCACAGTGAAAAGAAAAATTGGAATTTGATACCAAAGTATAATCTTGGTAAATTTAAGACCAAATCATAAAGAATTCAAAAGAATTTGAGGGTAGTTCCCTCAAATAGGAAGATGCCTATTGGGTCTTCCTCTAACCTTGTCTAATTGAAAGGAAAATAAAATGGACTTATTTGATCAACTAACTCGTGGCTACATTGGTGCTGACAGATTTTTTAATCTGCAAGCTCAACTAGCTGCAAATGCCAAGAAATTTGGAACGTTCCCGTTCTATAATATTAAAAAGACCGAAGAAAATAAGTATACAGTAGAATTGGCTCTTGCAGGTTATAGTATTTCTGATCTAGAGATTACTCTAGAAAAGAATGTTCTGACTATCTCCAGTAGCGGAAAGGATGAAAATTCTACAAACTATATTTTCAAAGGTTTTGCTTCCAGAAAATTCACTCGTCAATTCACACTGATGGACAATATTAAGGTGGCAGGAGCGGATTTGGTAAACGGTATTCTCTCTATCTGGTTAGAGGAATATGTGAAAGAAGAAGATAAACCAAAGAAAATTAATATCGGCCCTCCTTCTGAAGAACTACATCCACAATTGTTAAACGAATCCTCAAACTTCTGATGCTTTGAACTAAATAGGTCCATGGTTAACTCTATGGACCTTTAAAGTTTATGCCAGCAAAAATTGAGCGAATAGCAGTATTTGGATCTAAGAAGATTGATGACTGGATATTCCGAGTTTAGATCTAGAACTCGGAGAATATTATGATTATGTGCTATGATAGTAATGATCCTGTGAATTTCATAATACGTTTCTTCTTAGATGAAGAACAAGCTAATGCTTTTGTTCATGAAGCTGCTATGGGGAAACACTAGCCGTAACATTCACTATAAGATTATGATATAATGAACTTTGTTATTATGAAAGAGGTGATCAAAAATGTATTTGTATGACTTAGAGACACTTGGTGTAAATGAAACAGCTGTAGTACTTTCTATAGGTTGCATTTATATCAGTTCACCAGAACCGTGTTCATATCATGATTTGATGAAGAATTCTTTCTTCGTGAAATTGGATGCTAAACATCAAATCCAAAAACTGGGTCGACAAGTTACTTCCTCTACCGTAGATTGGTGGGCAAAACAAAGCACCGCTGCTAAGCATACATCATATATCCCAAGTAAGAATGATGTGACACCTGACGTGGCGCTTCAGCAACTACGGAAGTTTGTCTATGACAACACCGGGCAATCTCGAGTCAAGTGCTATACTCGTGGATCCATGGATGTTATTGTTTCAGAGCATTTGGCTAAGCAAGTCGACATGAAACTTCCTTGGGTGTATAATAACTTCAGAGATATTCGTACTGCTATCGATATTCTATACACACTCAGTAAAGATGGGTATGTGGCAGTAGACCAGACAAAATGCTTTGGTTACACAGATGACATGACTATTGCGCACAACCCAGTGCACGACTGTGCTCGCGATGCTGCAATGCTACTTTTTGGAAAGACTGAATGACAAGATTTTATACAAACGTAGTAAGACTCGGGAACAATATCTGTGTCCGAGAGCAAACAGAAACTGGACCTAGCAAGTTTAAAACTCGTTACCAGCCAACATTATTTCTAAAGACCGACAAGGAGTCAAAGTTTAAGACTCTGTACGGAGATTTTGCTAAACCCGTGCAACAAGACTCGATGTCAGAAGCACGAGAGTTCATCAAGAAATATGAAGGTGTACGTGGGGTAGAATTGTTCGGTCAGCATAACTGGGTTCTTCAGTACATTAATGAGACATATTCTGGATCAGTTAACTTTGACCCAAAACTGATTTCTGCTTGGTCTTTAGATATAGAAACGCTATTGTTTGAAGATGCAGAAGGAAAGATTACTGGCTTCCCGAATGCAGAGACAGGTGATTGTGAAATCACTCTTATCACAATTCAATGTCTGCAGAGCAAACAGTGCTTCACATTTGGCTCACGCGAGTATAAAGGTGAAAAAGTTCTTGATAGCAGGTACATGAACTGTGGATCTGAAAGGGAAATGCTTAAGCAGTTCATACAATTTTGGCAACTCAAATCAGTAGAAGTGATCACTGGATGGAACATCGAGCGGTTTGATATTCCGTACATTGTGAATCGTGTAAAAGTAGTTCTCGGAGAAGAATGGGCCAAGAAGTTATCACCGTGGGAATCAGTTGAAGTTATTAAGAAACGTGTCTCCGGTGGGTTTGGTGGAGATGAAGAAATCATCTGTAATATTGCTGGTGTGTCTATTCTAGACTATATGGCTCTGTACAAGAAATTTGTGTTTGTAAAACATGAATCTTACTCGTTAGGGCATATTGCACAGGAAGAACTTGGTGAGACCAAATTGGACCACTCGGAGTATAAGAACTTCAATGAGTTCTACTGGAAGGGGTTTGATGCAAAGTATGTTGACTATAACATCCGAGATACGCAACTTGTTGCTCGTCTTGAAGATAAATTGAAACTTATTGAGTTAGTCTATACTCTGGCATATTTGGCAAAAATCAACTTTACAGATGTTTTCAGTCCTGTAAAGATGTGGGATTCTATTCTCCACAACAGGCTGTTTGGTGAAAATACGGTTGTGCCACTGAAGGAACACAATCCTGATGGTGACAAGCACATCGAAGGTGCTTATGTAAAGGACCCATCAGTTGGTATGCATGAATGGGTTATCTCATTAGATGCTACAAGCTTGTATCCATCCATCATGATGACACTGAATATCAGCCCAGAAACATATCGAGGTATTGACAAAGAATACAATGTTGATTCTTTGTTGGCTGGGAAAATGAAGTTGGATCCACCTCAAAATCAAGCATGGGGACCGAATGGTTCCAAGTTTGAAATTACTACACGCGGTGTTATCCCAAAGATTGTAGAAGAAATGATGGCAGATAGGAAATCTTCTAAAAAGAAAATGCTTAATAGGACTCAGGATCTGGAACACATCAAGACAGAAATCACCAGGCGTGGATTGAAAGTGTAAGATCAAAAAGTTTCCGACTATTGATTTAGCTGGGACTTTTGTATATTACCAAATACACGTTCACTTTTCTTCATTCCCACAAACGGGAAGTAATTTTTCTTCGATATCAACAATTTTCAACCTTTACTATATCACCATATAGTATATTTTATTAGAACAGGACCTCATATATGGATCTTTCTAAACTTTCCGATTCCGAATTGTTAAAACTCTACAATAAAGCAGAAGAGGAAATCTCCGCTCTTGATAACTTACAAATGGCACTCAAGATCTCTTTAAATTCACTTTACGGTGGAATTGGAAATCAAGGGTTCCGTTTCTTCAACTCTAATGTTGCAGAGACAATTACATTGACCGGTCAGTATGTTCTTCGGTCTATTGAGCAAAGCATCGATGATAAACTGAATAAAGTATTCAAGACAGAGGGTCACAAGTACCTGATCTATATCGACACTGATTCTGTCGTCGGAGATACAAAAATTTTAGTTAACGGCACTGAAACAACAATTGCAGATTATTATGATTCTAAGACGGAGTTCATCAAAAGAGATGAATTTAATAAAGACTATGTTAAAAAATGTGATTCAGATTACACACCTACTGTGAATCCAAATACACAGGTAATGGAAAATAAATCTGTTTCATATGTTATGAAACATAGAGTAAAAAAGAGAATGTATAAAATTACTGTTGGTGGAAAAGAAGTAATTTGTACGAATGATCACTCAATTATTGTACGCAGGAATAGTCTCATTCTTTCCGTTATTCCCTCAGACATTCTGAAGACTGATGAGTTAATACATATTAAGCACTGAATTTGTATGAACTAATACATGACTAAAGATCGTGATTTAATTATAGAAAGATTAAAAAAATGCAATTAGAGTTCACAACTGATTTTCAGATTGAAGATTTAGGTGAGATCGAAGAAGATGTTTATGATATTGAAACAGAAGATAATCATAATTTTTTCGGCAACGGTGTTTTAGTACACAACAGTTGTTACATCAATGTCGCCCCAGTTGTACAGAAATATCTATCAGATATTCCCGATAAGTCTGAGATTATTAAACGATTAGAAAAATTGGCAGTTGATATTATTCAAAAGAATGTCAATGATATTGTGAATGATGTCTGTAAGCAAATGAATGTCTACGAGAACAAACTATCATTTAAATTAGAGGTATGTGCAGATAAGGCAATCTGGTTAGCAAAGAAAAAATATGTAGTACGTGCATATTCTTCTGAGGGTGTTACATACTCAAAACCAAAATATAAAACGATTGGTTTGGAACTCGTCCGTTCGTCTACTCCAATGTTTATCCGTAAGAAGTTGAAGGATGTTCTCCCATTGGTGTTTGACACAGATCAAAGCACAATTCAGAAATTTTTATTAGAAACTCGTAAAGAGTTTGATCAATTGTCGGTGCAAGAAATTGCATTTCCAAGATCTGCTAACAATTTAGAGGAATATTCCGATAGTCAAAATATCTACAAAAAGGGTGCTGGTGTGTCTACACCAATACATGCCCGCGCAAGTTTGTTGTATAATGATCTAATACGGAAGAAAAATCTTCAAGGGCAGTTTCCAATTATTGTTTCTGGTGCGAAGATCAAATTTGTGTATCTAAAACTACCAAATACTCTAAGAGAGAATGTCATTGCTTTCCCTGCTGATGAGACTCTTCCTATTGAATTTGACCTACACCAGAAGGTTGACAGAGATATTCAATGGGACAAAACGATGATTGCTTCTACACAGATCATTCTAGATTCAATTGGTTGGTCAGCTATCGAACAGTCAAGTTTAGATGACTTTTTTGGTTAATAGTGAAAGATACAAAAGTTTAAACGGAAAAGAAACTTGGTATTTTTTGATCCATCTTTCATTAAGAGGAAACTCAGAAATTCGCTGAGTGGTTTCATATTCAAGGAGATATTTTAAAATGAGTAAATTATTGCAAAAAATGTTGAAAGCAGGTTCTGCAGGGGCTACAATTCTGTCAGAAGCTGATATGTTCAAAGAACAAGATCTCGTTCAGACATCGCTTCCTATTATTAACATTGCATATTCTGGTAAAGTAGATGGTGGGTTCGGCTCCGGTCTAACAATTCTGGCAGGTGAATCAAAGACATTTAAAACTGCTCTGGCACTATATTGTCTGAAGGCGTATTTGGACAAATACAAAGACGGTATTGGTGTTCTATATGATTCTGAGGGTGGTTGTAACCCACAATATATTAAGTCATTTGGTATTGATCCAGCCAGAGTTGTTCACGTTCCAGTTGAACATGTTGAACAACTGAAGTTTGACTTTGTTAAGAAACTAGAAGAAATCGAAAAGGGTGATAAAGTATTTTTCTTGGTTGATTCAATTGGTCAAATTGCATCAAAGAAAGAAACTGATGATGCGAGTGATGAGAAATCAGTGGCTGATATGTCACGTGCCAAAGCTATTCGGTCTCTCCTCCGTCTTGTGACAGTGCAATTGAATAAAAAGTTGCTACCATGTTTCATGATCAATCACGTCTATCAAGAAATTGGTATGTTCCCAAAGACTATCATTCCTGGTGGAACAGCTGTCACATATTCCGCGAACACTATCTTTGTTATTGGAAAATCACAAGACAAATCTTCAGATGGTGAATTGAATGGTTGGCACTTCACATTGAATATTCATAAATCTCGATTTGTCCGTGAAAAGGCTAAATTCCCATTCACTGTGAATTATGAAACAGGTATTAAGCCATATTCCGGTCTTTTGGACATGGCAATTGAATTGGGTGCAATTGTATCTCCTTCGTCCGGATGGTACTCTGTAGTTGATCTGGTGACTGGAGAAATTTCATCTAAAAAATATAGAAAAAAGGACTGTGATTCGGAAGAATTCTGGAGTCCTATCTTAGAATCAAAGGAATTTAAGCAAAAAGTGATTAATCGTTATATGCTATCTTCTCCTAGTATGACAGATGAAGATATTGACACCGCAATGAGCGAGATTGGAGATGACAATGAGTGAATTTGATTATGTGCCTTCAGATGTTCACAAAGACAAAATTGTGATTAAAATAAACTCTGGTCCATTTGCCGGCATTAGTTATGTTCTTGGGGAAGTAAATTTTCCCGATGAAGATGAACCAATTCTACAATTCCAATACGATATCATAGAAGGCGAACCTTATGATGTGCAGGCATTTGAAAAGTTTGTTGGTGATGCTCTTGTTGAAATGTTGACAAAATCCTTAGAGGAACATACCACTGTATTCAAGGGCGGAACTGAATAAAGGAAGAACGACATCCTCAATTTAGATATTTGAATTGAGGATGTTTCCCTCCTTTCTTCCATACCATTCGATGTATCTTCTTTCTAGTGCAAAAGCACCTATTTCTGACAGATTTCTTTCTAGTATGACTATATTACTTTTATGATGGAATATGTAGACTTCCATGTTTTGCATATGCTCTTTTGCCGCTGCCTATGTAGTATGGTGTGCCGGCTTTAGCGGTATCACTATCTTTTGATCTCAGATAGGCATAAACGTAATATATTTTTGTTGCTCATATAAGCCTTTAGTTGGTTGAGTAAAGTCATCGGGAACGCCAATTCCGCGGGTGACACCTATTCATAATTGTGGAGTTTAGTAATGCAAATTGAGTCAGTGATTATATCGAGTCTTTTGATTAGTGAGGACTACGCCAGAAAGGTAGTTCCTCACCTTGAAAAAGAATATTTCGCAGAAAGAGTTGATGCTCTCATTTACGATGAAATCAATACTTTCTTCTTGAAATTCAATGTGCTTCCTACAAAGGATGTACTGCGTGTGCAAATTACAGACAAGTCAGGTATTTCTAATTCTGATGCCGAAGACGCTCTTGCTAGGATACAAGGTCTTTCAACCGAGCCGAAAAATCTAGATTGGCTAATAGAAAAGACTGAAGCATTCTGCAGAGATCGTGCTCTGTACAATGCTATCATGAAATCTATCACCATCATCGACGGCAAAGATCAGAAACACTAGCGGGAAGCAATCCCTAGTATTCTTCAAGAAGCATTGGGGATTTCTTTTAACACTGCGGTTGGTCACTAGTATCTTGATGATGCAGAAAAACGGTTTGATTTTTATACTCGTGTTGAATCTAAGATCGTCATGGATATTGAGATGTTCAATAAGATCACAAATGGCGGACTGAGCAGAAAAACTCTAAACATCTTATTAGCTCAATCTGGTGGTGGTAAATCATTGGTGATGTCGCACATGGCCGCAGGATGTTTACGAGATGGATTAAATGTACTCTATATCTCTATGGAGATGTCCGAAGAAAAGATCGCAGAACGTATCGATGCCAACTTACTTGATGTTGAAGTTGACAAGATCAAAGATATTGGTAAGGATATCTTCTGCACAAAAATTTCTAATCTTGCAGCTAAGACTCACGGAAGATTGTTTATCAAGGAGTATCCATCCGGTGCAGCACACACAGGTCATTTCCGCGGTCTGTTAGAAGAACTGAAAACTAAGCAAGATTTTACCCCTGACATTATCTTCATTGATTACCTTGGCATCTGTGCTTCATCTAGGGTGAAGATGGGAGGGTCAGTTAACTCTTATGCTTACCTGAAATAGATAGCAGAAGAACTTCGTGCATTTGCCACAGAGAATGATGTGCCTGTCGTGACTGCAGGTCAAGTGAATCGTGGTGGGTACAACACCACAGATTTAGACATGACTGACACATCAGAAAGTTTAGGTATTGCTATGACCGCAGATGTGATGCTAGGTATTGTTCGAACTGAAGAACTCGATGATATGAATCAGTTGATGATGGTACAACTGAAAAATAGATATTAGGATCCCACTATCAATAAAAGATTTACTGTCGGTCTAAATCGCGCTAAGATGAAGTTATATGATCTGGAAGGGATGGCAAATTCCGGTTTCACACCAGATGCAAAAAATAAAACATATGCACCAAAAATTGCATAGAACACCAGAGAAGACACACCGGTATCAGAAGATGTTATAGAATAGTTACCGGTTGCAGGTATTAAATCTAAAACAGTCAACACACAAGGATTCGCGTTTTGAACTATGAAAAATATATTGATGATCACTTCCCATTTGAGAAGTTCAATCCAGGTCAGAAGGAAGCAATTGATTTCGCCGTAACAAATCTAGTTGCAGGAAAAAAGCATATTCTTATGGAACTGCCGACAGGTATAGGCAAGAGTGCTATTGCTACAACAGTACATAGAGTCATGCGTCAGATCAAAAAGGGTAAAGAGAATTGGAAAACTGCAATTATTACTGCTACTAAAGGTCTACAAGAGCAGTATCTTCATGATGATAAGGAGATTTTCTCGTTAAAAGGTCGTCAGAACTACCCCTGTTCAAAGAATGCAGGACATTATGGCTCTGCAAAATGTAAACAAACTTGTAATGCGGGTGGCTGTGTTCCTGCTTCATCTTGTGATTACTTCAAGACCCGCGAGGTGTGGAGACTACACGCAGATCTTCGTTTGACTAACACATCTTTCCAAATTAAGGCACCAACAGTATTGATTGGTGATGACAAATCTCGTGCATCACTCACTGTTATCGATGAATGTCATGAGATTGATGAGCAGTTGGTGAAACATGCTGCTTTGACTATAGATGTTGTCGATCTTACTTCTATCGAAAAGGTGGCCGGCAAGAACTTCACCGGTAGATTTGCTGCTTTCATCAATGACTTCTCCGAGTATGATGAGGGTTTCTATTTTGTCCCTGACGCGGATATCCAGAAATCTGCCAAGGAACTCATTGATGCTATCGATACTAAGGCAGGTGAACTTGAGCAGAAAGCCAAGGAGTCTTCTCATGGGCATGGGTCTATTGCAGCGGTGATAGATGATCTGAGAGGTTGGGCAACAGCTCTGCATTCTTTTGCATTTTCTGGTGGTGAGTGGATTATTGAAGAATATGCATATGCTCAGAAACTGGTCTTAACACCAGTATATACGCATCAGGTTGTGAACAAAGGTCTGTATGACAAATGTGATCAGTTTATTCATATGTCGGCTACGATCTGCGGATTTGATGAGTATATGAAAACGATGGGGATAGATAAGAAGGATGTCGCTGTGATCGATGCGGCAAATCCCATTCCAGTCGAACAAAGACCTGTGTATGCGATGAATGCTATCAAAGTGTCAGGATAGTTCGATAAAGAGAAATTGGCGACATTTGTTGACAAGATTATTGATCGACATGGGACTGATAATGGTGTTATTCATACCGTGTCTTTCCAACTTGCTAAAGACATCCGTGATAACTCTAAACACAAGAAACGTATGGTGATCAGTAACGACAGGGATGAAATTATCTCTCTTTTGAAAAAGAAGAATATGATTTTATTGAGTCCCAGTGTTGAGTCGGGATATGACTTCAAGGGAGATCTTGCTAGATGGCAAATTCTACCAAAGGTACCTTACGAGTATCTTGGTAACCCAAGAATAAAATTGTTAATGAACAGGTAGAATAAATGGTACGCCAGACAAGCTATTCTTAGAATTGTTCAATCATCTGGTAGAGCTGTCAGAGGTATGGATGATTATGCCACAACATACATCATCGATAGTAACTTTAGCACGTTGTGGCATGGAAATCAGGAATTATTCCCGAGTTGGTTCAAAGAAGCTGTCACTGTTGTAAAATAATTTGTGCTTAAGCGTGCTTTTATTCTAGTATGTGTTATAATGCAACTATGATCAAACAAACACTCATCGAAATCATCCAGGCATCAGTAATAGGTGCCATGTTCTTTGGTCCCCTCTTTTACTATTATGTCTGGTAATATCATGAAAAAACTTGCAATTGCTCTTACCTTTGCTGTCGGTGTAACCTCTGCCCAAGCTTGGGGTGATCGCGAGCAGGGTGCCCTTCTAGGATTAGTCATTGGAGGTGCTATCGCTGCACAAAAAACAGAACCTCAACGATATCCATACGATGTGTATCCACAGCAGCAAATTATCGTTCAACCACAACAACAGTTGGTATGTGGTTACAATACATATTGCGGTCCTACTTATTGCTATCAAGAACCAATCTGGGGTCAGTATGGGCAAGTCATAGCATATCGAAATGTGTGTCGATAATCCAGTAAAATTAACAACTATAGAATGAGTTTCTATGTCAATTAGAAACGGCATTTTAATCGGAAGGTTCCAACCCTTTCGTGGTGGGCGGTTAAGTGCAAAGACACAACTACACACGAAAAACTTTTCACATAAATTAATGAGGTAATGAAATGATGTCATTCTGGTCAGCATGTTTAGGTGCTATAATCGGCACATTGGTAGCACTGGGTATAGTATCTCTTTGGCTATGGTATGAATTCTTTTCAGATGATGATGAAGAAGAATGAGAATCACAGGAAAAATTAGAATCATTGAGACTGGAATTGATACCAAACCTTTTCTAGAAGAACTGGAGCAAAACAAGCATCTTTGGTAGATGGTGAAAAAGATGCAAGACATTGGTGGAGATAAAGACCCGTATGGATTCTTGCCACTTTGCATGGGAGTAGAAGATAAGCCAGGGAACATCAAGAATTCGGACATTCATAGTAAGACTCCAGCGTATTGGCAATTCCCCATGATAAGAAAGTTTCTTAATGAACGAAATGCATCAGAACATTCTCGTGCCGCTTTCTTTAAACTAGCCCCAGGTGGTTGTGTTGGTAAACACATCGATGATGGTGACTATTATCTAAACAAAGATCGCTATCACTTTTCACTGTCTGGTGTCTATAATTACTGGTGTGATGGGGATTGGCTAGAAGTTCATCCAGGTACTTTCTTCTGGTTCGATAACAAAAGAGAACATTGGGCAGATAATATTGGGGGTGTTGACAGAGTTACATTCGTCTTTGACTTGAAACATTCCTCTACAAACCCATGATGAAGTTTTGAACAAGTTTTGATCAAATCCCCTCTTTAGGGGATTTTTAGTTTCTGCTGTTTTCCGTAAAAAACCATGAGGGGTCCCTCATCCACTGAAAAACGATGAAAAAAGTGTATATAGATCAATCACTTAGCTGCGATAAAACGCAGAAAATATCGTTTCTAAAGCAATCTCATAGATTTTATGATTAAGGAAATTTATCAGGACTAGAACATGATAAACAAAATTGTATCGTAGAACAGTGTGAAACTGCTAAGAGGGGTTTACAGGGGACTCCCTTCCTAATAGAATGGACATATTAAAAGGATAATTCAGAAGTACTCTGTCGTTCGTTGGTAATGGAGCTACATGATGGTACACATACCAAGAAGATGCAGTCACAAATTTGTTGACCAATGTAGAGCTTTTAATCAAAGCCGTGTTATAATGAACACATGGAAACAAACAAGGTAAACTAAGGTAACAATCATGACTAAACTTTCAACTGTGATTTTCTCTATGTCTTCCTCTAACATCCGAAATGCTAACAAGATCTTTGATGGTTCTATTGAAAAGACCAAAGAACAGAAGAAGTTGACTTCTATTGCAAATCGAGTGTCTAAAGCCAAGCGCGAGTCTATGAAGCCTGGTCCTTGTGTTGTGATCACTTCTCAGAAATAAAGTAGCTTTTATTCGGATGTGTGTTATAATGAACACATGAAAACAAAACAACAAATTGCCCTTGTTCTTTATCATCTCGACCCAATGGGTACTTGCTGTAAAGAGAACGAACTCTTCGATGAGTATGAAAAAGAAGCAGATATGATTGCTTCTGGTTGTTCGTTGAAAGCTGTATTCTTTTCTTGCTTTTGGAAAGGTTGTTTAAATAATAGACAACTGAAAGAAATCAAGGAAAAGATCGATGCTATAGTTTAAGCAGTTGCTGAATGAGAATGAAGCTCAAGCAGGGGCTCCTATGATCATTACTGAGACTGTGACTATTTTGGAAATAGTTGTAAAATAGTTTCCTAAAAGTTGCACATTGAGTATAAATAAGTATATGAACAAAATTTTCAATCACTTCCATAGAGCTCCCTCAAGTCTAGACACAAAATAGACATGGTGCTGTGCATACACAACTGGCTATAATGCACCGATGATTGAGGGAAGAGGATACACCTAAGCATAACAAGAACGATACTTTATATCTTGTTAGGGTCTTAGGGAAACTTAAGATCCTTTTTGTTTATGATCTGCGATACTTTTAATCAAAGTTGTGTTATAATAAACACATGAAAACAAAACTTCAAACTGTTGTGTTAGGTGGGAGAGCTTATGTGGGTGGATTCATAAATCAAAACAACTGGGTTGTGGATCTGAAGGGAAGAAATGTAGCTGAGTGCTATAGCAAAGAGGTTGCAAGAGCTCTTGCAAAAGAACTCAACAAAATGTTTGAATACGGTAACAGCTTTTAATCAAAGTTGTGTTATAATAAAAGAAAAACAAGTGATCGGACTTGTTTGGATGGATCTTTTAAAATTTGTTGTCATAACGCTTTAGTGGTTATATTCTGACACAGTGTTACACAGTACAGTCTATGAGTTTTTTAGGATGTTGACAACAAATTTTAAAAGTTTCATTTAGTACAGCTTTTAATCAAAGTTGTGTTATAATAAACACATGGAAACAAACAAGGTGATAGGGCTTTGTTTGATGGATCTTTTAAAATTTGTTCTAGTTACGTGCACAATGGGTAGACATGTTGGTAGCTAAACATCAGTGGTGTTTAGAAATACGATTTGGTAACTAGAACAAATTTTAAAAGTTTCATTTAGTACAGCTTTTAATCAAAGTTGTGTTATAATAAACACATGATCCGATGATAGTGTTGGATCACAAAGGTTCATTAAAAATTAAGAACACTTTAAAAGTATAATTCCTAGTGTTAGAGTGTGGAGATAATCTACCCTAGCACTAGGAGCTATATTGAAGATATTTTTCCTGGGATTTTAGCAGACCGATGGTTAGCTATCTCTCGGTTTAAGATATCTTCAATATGGGGGAATGGGACTGCATGGGTGATGTTGAAAGACTCAGATCGGATCATTATAGATATTCTCCACACAATTTTGTTGCATCGGACCAAGATCCGGCATGTGACTCCAGAGCAAATGAAACCGAAAGGTTTCCAACGGTTGTAAGTGACGATGGGAGGTGATCGGAACTTTCACAATTTTGTTGCATCGGACCAAGATCCGGCATGTGACTCCAGAGCAAATGAAACCGAAAGGTTTCCAACGGTTGTAAGTGACGATGGGAGGTGATCGGAACTTTCACAATTTAATAGCTGCAGATACCTAGCATCTCCCAAGTATGCAGGTGACAATTTAATGCAATGCTGCAACTGTCAGGAAAGAATCCATATACTGACAATAATTTTCTCTCGTTGGCGTAATCTGGTAGCGTTCCTGGTCTGGATCCAGGGGGTCTGAGTTCAAATCTTAGGCGGGAGACCACAGTTCATTAACATTATGTTCTTGACTAAGTTTTTAGTATCCGTGATTCGCCTAGTCTGGAATGGCACTCCATCTGGGGTGGAGAATAACGCAGGTTCGAATCCTGCATCACGGACCAGTTTTTAGAAGAAAGTAGTAAGTGGAGGTGCTGAGCATAAGTGAGCTCAACTGACTGTAAATCAGCCGCATCATCAATAAGCCTGTGTAGGAGCGTTACCTGCCGCCTCCACTTACTACTTTCATATTCCCATAATTTGTTAACTTAAAAGGAAGAACATCACGAAACGTGGTAAATGTAAGTGACACTCAGATGTCTGGGTTGTCACGTTAATTCAAAATATGTGTCACCCCTCTAAAGTGTTACGGCTGCACAGCGGACTCTTACTCCGACAAGTCTGGATTCGAGTTCCAGTGGAGGGACCAATATGGGACTATAGTTTAATGGTTAAAACATCACCCCTTTAAGGTGTAAGCTCTCGGTTCGAATCCGAGTAGTCCTACCATTCATATAGTAAGACCATCGACGGGTGCCATACTGCAGATTACAGCAGTCAACATTCGGTGCTCCTGCCAGGGTGCGAAAAGCTGGGTTGGCAGACTCGGCAAATTATTGATGGTCTTACTATATGAATGAATTTTGCCCGGTTAGCTCAAATGTAGAGCAATCGACCAGATCCAAAGAATAATTATAAAGCATTGCAAGATAAAGAAAAGATAAAATCTGTAATCAAACAAAATGAAGTTAATTTGAAGATCGTATTGAATCATCAATTGACTTTATTACATATAAGAAGCCTCTGTAGTTAAATGGTATAACGGGCGCTTGATAAGCGCTTATTGTATGTTCAATTCATACCAGAGGTACCAAGAATAATGGGGTTACCGTATGGGACGGACTCGGGGTTTGCAACCTTGATGATGCGGATCGTTACCGCATAACTCCACCACAGGATAATAGAAATCCTAGGTATCTATAAGGGCTTGCCCTAGATCATGAACACGGGATCCTTTCCACGAGGGTTTAGTGTAATGTCTCCGGCACAATCCACCAATTTTAATGCTGAAGTAGTTTAACTGGAAAAATCGCCCTTTGGTATGGGGCAGTCATGGGGTCAGTTCCCATCTTCAGCTCCAATCCGCCTCCACTTACTACTTTCATATTCCGTTCACTCCCGGATATGGTAAAGGTCTCTGGCTGTTAACCAGAAGGGAGTGTGGGTATCATTGTATCCTAGACAGTATTTTTAGCCTTAAGAGTGAATGAGATTCCTATCTCTATGACATAGAGATGATGCGAGGTGCGACTCCTCGTTAGGCCACCAGTTTTCGGTTCTAAGATTTTACGTAAGCATACCACTTCTTAGAAGTGGAGGAGAGAGATCGTTACTCTCTAGAACCGTCCGAAATTCTAGCTGCAGGAGTAATTTCCTGTCTAGACCCGGGAAGTCATGACCCCGGGACCTCGTAGTGATGGAATGGTAGACATAGGCTCGTATAGTGATCCGGTGGAAATAAACGCCACATGCAGGTTTCGAAGTCCTGCCTACAATGAGGTTAAGTAAACATGATGTCATGAGTTTTAAGATGCCTCCGAGGTGTTGGTGATTACATCTCTGACTTCCACTCAGATGTATCCGGTTTGACTCCGGACGGAGGCTCCAGTTTTGATTAGTAATGTGTGATAGCTCAGTTGGTAGAGCAGATGGTTGTTACCCATCAGGTCGAGGGTTCGAAGCCTTCTCACACAGCCAAATTTTATATGCCCTTATAGCTCAGTTGGAAGAGCAACAAAAAAAATATATTCTCTTAAAGCATAGATAGCGATGCAGGGGTCTTGTAAACCTCAGAGGAGCGCGCAAGTCGTTCTGGGAGAACCATCACAATAAAGTTTGTATATATTCCCAACTCAGTTGGTGCTTATTTAAGATATGAACTATGACATTATTTTCTTCCATAACTTTTGAAATTTTTTCTGTGTCTATGGATATTAGATAATCGTTTTTAGGATCTAAATACACATCATATTCTACTAGGTAAAAATCTGCAAAGTATTTTTTAGTACCATATCTCAGATAAGATGGTCTAGTCCAATTGATATTGTTAGAATCTAATTCGGTTGCGATTTTATATTCATAAGAAGATTCTAACCAGACTTTTCCAGCAAATCTAGATTCATACCAACCCCAGGCTTTATTGTTTTTATTTCCACCAAGAGCCGGATTTGATTTTGCTGTTTCTGATAATCTTTTGAGATAACATTCCTTTGAACAAGTTTTTCTGTCTCCTGGGAAGCATTTATTGCAAACACAACACCAAGAAACATAAGTAAATTTTAATTTTTCTCTATTAGTTTTTGTTTCATTGTGTTTTGTTTTTATTTTTTGTAGTTTTGGTCCGATAAAAGCAGGTCTATTACATTTTTCTCTTTTTCTATTTGTATAAGAAGCAGCACATGAATGAGAACAATATTTGTTATTTCTTGCCTTCATTGATTTAGGTTTTCCACATTCACATAGATTCGGATTTGAATTATATTCGGCTATGCGTGCGGCTGCTTTTGCCTTTTGTGTAATGTGATTCTATTTGCTAGCTTTGCCTGCTTTAATCTTCTAAAGTTTTCCAGCTTCAGTGTGCGCTGCGATAAAATGAGAAAAGATACCTTTGGAAGATTTGATTTCTCTACATTCTAAACAGGAGACTAGAGGAGATAGATATTTGTCTTCGACTGTCATAGTTGTTACCTTAATAAATAAAAATGATATGGGACAGCTTGGTTGTTACCTTACTGGGTTGAATGATACGCCAATATCATTCTAACCATATCTATGTATACAAATTAGTTCTTGAGGGTCCGGGATTCGAATTCTCGTGAGGGCACCAAGTTTTGATTAGTAATGTCTTTAGCGAGAGAGTCTAGTAGACACAGATTGTTCTTCGGTGTTATACGAGATGATCTTGTCACTCAATAGTAGGAGAACATGAGGAGTGGCCTACTAATCAGATTTATTTTATTGCGGCGTGGAGAAGTAGTATCTCATCAGTCTCATAAGCTGAAGGTCGTCTGTGCGATTCAGACCGTTCGCAACCACTTTATTTTGTATTACTTCGAATGCTGTTTCTGGAGTGTAAGATCTATCTTCAAAGATGAGAACTTCCAAACCAACTGCTTCGAATTCATTTATTTCAATTCTATCTCGGTTTTGTACTTGCAACAGAGAGTGTTGTTAATCGACTCAATGAGGCTTTACTCTGCCCGAAGAATATCAGTGAGTTTATCTCAGTGCTACACGTCTTTCAACAGTGAAAATCTTTTCAATCTTTTCAATCATTCCTTAGCTCAGGAACAATTAATTTTAATGCTGCGTAGTCCGAAAAGTGAGGGCGCGACTTGATAAGGCGCTGGCAGATGGGGCAGTACCATCACGCAGCACCCATTTTCAATAGGAAGTATGAGGATCATTACCTCGTAATAGGTGTAACTATACTTTGTATTTCCACCGTAGACTTGGTGTCCCGGAACTGCGCGCGCCGGAAGACGGTTCGATTCCGTCGTTAAAAGGTTTATGTTAGGTTCGATTCCTAACCGGTGGCCTACTTATTATGTGCGATATCTCTATCGCACATCAGAATGACTGTATGGATCTTCGGATCTGTGAAGTTGAAAGAAATGTGTTCAGGAAGCGAGTTCGAGTCTCGCCAGCTCCACCAGAAGTATATCATCTGATGCATTCTGTGTGCTGTATATATTGCAAGTATTCAGTATACTTCTGATGGGGCTGTATTGGTTTCGACTGGGCAATGAGTATGGAGATGGACAGTTTGGCAACGCAGAAGCCATTATGATTGGGTCTTCCCGGTTGAAGAAGCAAACAAAAGTAAAAGCAAACGCTGATACATTCCTGATGGCGGCTTGATCGCCCAGTGAGGATTCCTTGGGTGTTCCTTATTACCAAAACACCCATCCTAATATACGGAGAGTGGACCTGCAGGGTGCAGGCGCTGTTTGCTAAACAGTTGGTGTCAGGAATGGCATTCCGGTCGGGACGGACTCTCTCCTCCAAAATTCTTTCTAAGAGCTGATCCCTCTTAGTTAGACAGGAGTTATAACTCCTGGGCCCGTAGTGATGGAATGGTAGACATAAGCCCACGTGGGCTGGTGGGATAAACCCCGGGGTTTAAACCCCACGTACAGGTTCGAGTCCTGTCTACAATGGGCCAAATAATTATAGATTCTAGGGTGTGATAGCAGCACGATTCCCTCATAAGGAATAGGACTCCGAGCGTAACGGATAGAATCTACCAAATGACAGACTTCTTTGGTGTGATGTTAGCTTAACAGTAAAGTCCGAGAATGTGACTCTCGTGGATATGGATGCGACTTCCATACATCACCCCAAAGAAGTTTTAATGCTCCGGCTCCTCTGTCAATTTTTCAATGATGAAAGTTCATCATGACTACTACCAAAGAAACCCAAGACAACGCATCATTTGTACAGATGGCAATGATGTGAAAAGTAAATGGAAAGCTTTTATTCATTCCTGTGATATAATACATTCATGGAAACGAACGATGACTGGAAACGCGAATTCTTCTACTATCGTCAATTTCGAGTTTGGGTTGGTGAAAGATAGTGAAGGCAACCAAATTGGTGATACTGAATACTTTCCAACAAAACTCTCACAGTGACCTGGAAAGAGGAAGTTGTTAACTATACTTCCTCTTCATAGTAAGCAGAAGGTGGATCTATGTACAGTAGCACGCACTTGACATTCTTATTTTTAATGAGTAAATCATGATCATCAAAGCTAATGTTTCTGTGTGTGATATCACAGATAGGAACTACGGTAAGTATATCGAAGGTGCTGCAGCTATTGCCGTGGTGCAACCGGTCGCTGGTGTGCTGTACTCTGGTTTGGTCCTGAGTATATTGCAGAGAATGATTTGAAGATCACCTCTCGTGAAGAAGCAGTTAAGAAGATTGAAGCACTGGGAGATCAGGTAGATTCTTAAAGAAAGATAAATTGCAAATTTAGCTCAATGGTTAGAGCAGCGGACTCATGAAAAATTGTGCACCTAGGTAGGGATGCTTAGTGTGAATGTTGTCAAATTCGAAGAAACCTAAGTCAGAAATGATATGGTAACCTCGAGCCAAGCCTGAGAAATTAGGTGCTGTGTAGAGACTAGACGGCAACCATCTAGAACAGATGAAGGTATAGTCCAGGGAGTGGCGAAAGTCACACAAACCAGAATCCGTTGGTTACAGGTTCGAGTCCTGTAATTTGCACCAAGAATTAATGCGAGGTTGGTATAGATAGATGGTAACCTCTTAAACGCACCGTGGCTGAAATGTTAGGCAGTGGATTGCAAATCCACTTTATGAGATCTCAGAATTCTCCGGTGTGTCCATATTTTTCAGTAAGTGACTAAGAAATAATCTATCTCTGATGTTCGTATAATGAGCTGTTTCTCTTAGTTAGAAGATAAGAGAATATTGAACAACCCATTGTATTTGTTCTTAAAAATTCGGGTCTGTGGTGAAACGGAAATCATAAGAATCTTCTAAATTCCTGTTCCAAGTTCGATTCTTGGCAGACCCACCATTTAATATTGGAAGTAGCTCAATTGGTAGATCACAGACTCGAGTATGAAGATGAGACGGATCGCCGTAGTAAATGGGCTATCCAATTGACCGTTTAATATACCCTTAAGATAATGGCAGTCGTCAGGTCTCCAAAACCTTGAAGTCGCGGTTCGAGTCCGTGGGGTTATGCCATAATATAATACAACTATAGTTTAGTTTGGAGATGTAACTTACATCTCGTCTCCGGATAGCTGCTCCATGTTCGAATCTCTCTAGGTGTTCCGATATTCGGTGATTGATCCCAGTCATCGCTGGGCATACACTGGAAATGTATCGGTCTGTATGAAACTGGATTCGTGTCGGTAACGACTATCTCCTCCATCTTAAAGCCCCGATGCTGAAAGATATTTGAACTTTTATTCAGTCCGGTGATATAATTCATCCACACCACAACAAAACACTGAAAGAGGTAGTATATGAAGAATGGTGAATTATTGTCAAAGGCTATCATTATTGCGACAAACGCACATGCTGGACAATTTGATAGGGGTGGTACTCCATATATCCTGCACCCACTGCGAGTGATGTCATACTTGGAGGATGCAGACGAGGAACTCCAGTGTATTGCAGTTTTACACGATGTAGTAGAGGACACCTCTGTTACTTGGAAAGATCTTATCGAAGCAGGTATGACTCAACGAATCATCAGTGCTCTAAGATTGCTGACAAAGCTTTCCGGTCAGACACCGGATGAATACAAAGCAGGAGTTCTTTCTTCTGTGGATGCGATGAAGGTGAAAATGTGCGACTTGCGTCACAATTCTGATGTCCGCAGGTTGAAAGGCGTCTCTGAAAAAGACATAGCAAGAACTGCAAAGTATCACATGTTCTATATGGAAATCAAATCTGTTTTAGAACAAAGCAGAATTTGACATGAAGGAAAATTGAACATTACTCTCACTTTAGCTGAACTCTAGTTTAGTGTAGTCGAGTCTTCTGTTTGTGATGTAGAATATTCACCGGATCTGATCCGTGCTACTGCCCAAGATAATCCGCCGTTAGCGCAATTGGTAGGAGGCAACTGGCTTAAGACCAGTACAGTGTGGGTTCGAATCCTCACGGCGGACCATGTATTATGAAAGAGTGAAAATGAAAGACATCCTAGGTCGCGAAGTTCATGTTGGTAATTATATTGCCTATGCTCAGGTTGCCGGTAGATCTGCTAATATGGCAATTTACAATGTCATCGCCATTGTCGGTGATTACCATGGTACTATCAAGGCGACGAAACTAGTAGAGAGCTATGGAGATTATGCTCCATCTCGAATGTGTACTCTCACATCTGGAAAGGTAATTCCATGGCGATATGCGACACACACGAAAGATGTATGGAAACTTATTGAAATGACTCCAGAAGAAAAAGATGCAGTAGATAACAAGACATTCACTCTGAAGATCGGAGAGAGAATCATTATCCTCGATAATTTTACTCCAGATGTAGTAAAATAATACACAGACCGAGAAGTCTTGGTACTAGTCATCGGTGATGCATCATCATACTTATATCCGATTGAAATGTTCTTAATTCAGTAATATGTCTCGACATCTTATGTTACAATGTCTTTTCAGCACACCTCTTTGGTCTTCTAATAAAATGGAAGACTTTCAAGAGAAGAAAAAAGCGATTATTCCATATCTATTGGATGATAATAACTACATTCTTTCTGGGAAAAAGAATGGACTTTTGATCACAGATGCAAATTTACACAAGAATGCTGAATTCCGTGATATCTATAATTTCATGCGGATGAATGTATACAAAGCAATGCAAGAACTAGGTTTTCAGCCTAGATTCACTGTGACAAGTATGTGGGCAACAAAACAAGAATCATTTGCATATCATCACTTGCACACTCACCGGAATTCTTTTCTCGGATCGGTGATGTATATTCACACAGACTCACCTACTAGTGGTACTACATTTGTTAATCCAACTGCTAGCATGTGGCAGTTGGAACCTGCATATCACGGTGGGTCTATGCCTCTTATTGCGAATTCATTTACTACAGACTTTGAAGAAGGTTCTGCTCATGTGTTTCCTGGGTGGCTGCAACACTATACAGAACCTAGTAAGTCTTCGTGTAGGATTGTCATTGCGATGAACATAATGCCTGTAGGTGGCACGAATAGAGATCACTACGATCGATATGAGTTCCCATCGGATATGAATTTGTTAGAAATAGAAAAAAATGTATTTCATCCCAGCTAAAGTATGTTATAATTACTCAACAACAAAAGAGAAACACTCTTTCTAACTTAATAGTTTAATGGAAGTTTGGCAGAGTGGTTTATTGCCGCGGACTCTAAATCCGCTGAATCAGAGATGGTTCCACGAGTTCGAATCTCGTAACTTCCTCCACCAATTACTTGCTATGATAGACGAATCTCATCTGCCGACATCAGAACAGTCTTTGATCTTTAGACTCAGGAAACGAGCCGAGATTCGTAGATCCATCAGTCACAGAAAATCAGTTCAAGAAAATCAACCAGACAGAATAGCAGATCTTTTAGAAGAAGCTGCGAACGAATTGGAGAGATTAAAACATGAGTAACCCAGAAACAAACTAAATCATTCTAGAAGAATTGCAAAGACTAGGACAAAGGGATACACGATCTTTAGTTGTGTATTTTCTCACTTTACTGCTGATAATAGGTGCTACTTGTGGTACCGAATCTCTTAACATTGAAATAGGAATAACAAAATGAGTATCTCTGAAAGCCGCGGTTCATCTATTGATCTTGAAAAATGTGTTGAACAATCTGGAAATCGGTATAAGTTAGTAATTGAGGCAGCTGCTCTGGCTCGAGATATCAAGCGCAAGAATCGACATTCTCCATATCGCGAACACCAGTTTCCCCAAGTCACTTCATTGAAGATGATCGAAGAGGGCAGAGCAAAATGAACTTATCTTGAGCTTTTATTCTGAGATGTGTTATGATAAACACATCAACACAACACTTGAATCAATATAATCATGCCTTCACAGATCATCAAATATCACCCACGTACCACTGATATTGCTCTTTTGTTCTCACCTGAGAGCAAAGAATACTGGATCGGTGAATACTCTCCATTCTGTACTCATCAATCCGGTGAACCAGATTATATCTGGGTTGCTGGCAGTTGGACTTCCTTAGAGGAAGCCGATCTTTCTCTGATTCTTTGGATGTAAAAATTTGATCATGCGCAAATCTGAACTCGAATTCACACAGACTCGTGTTTCTAGCAAATCTTTCCGTGAAAAACCTCGCAAAGAGAATGAACAATATTCTCGTAATGAGAAGAAGAAAGAATATCAACGAGAGCGTGCTCGACAAAAACGTGACATTTAAACTAATTTCTAACTGTAGAAAGACAATATGAAAACTATTGCAATGAAACTTGTATCCGGAGAAGAACTGATTGGTCGATCTGTATCAGAGACAGCTACTTTGACCACCATCTCCCATGCTCGTACTATGGGTCTGCAGCAAGATCAACAAGGTCGATATGGTGTAGGGATGATGGACTACATTCTGGCTAACAAAGATTGTGAGATTTCCATCTCCAAGGATAAGATCATCACCATGTATGAACCCGCAGTGGAAGTAGAGAAGGCTTACCTATCTCAAACATCTGGAATTCAACTATCGTGAAAGAAAAGATTGCGATAGTTCTTGTTAGTTCGAATATCCATGCATTGACTAGATCATCTAAGAAGGAAATGTTAACACAATTCTCATCACACATGTCATGACAATGTTTTTCTCCTTTTCGCGTGTTTACTAAGCTCGATGAAAACGGAGTTCGTATTTTTCTATCAAACCCACTGTAATTAAGGAAATAAAAATGACACAGAAACAATTCTCCACACCTCAAGTCAAACATGGCAAGGGTGATCCACAAACTCCTCGCAAGACACCAGTCACCGGTCCTACTTGGCGCATGTCGCACGCAGTGAAAAACCTGCTTGGGTCAGAACGTGATCCGGTTCAGCGAGCCATCTATAAGAACATGATGGTAGAGGCAAGTGCTTATGCTGCAGCACAGGCAGCCGAACTTGCTAAGAAGAAGGACAAGAAAAGCGCTGCACCGAACTCCGGTAATTGATCTTTTCTTTTGCCTAAAAGCTCCTCTGTGAAAGCATTGGAGCTTTTATTCATTTGTGTGGTATAATACACTTATAAACAACAAAACACAGGTATAAAATGACAAACGCTAAAACAGAATTGCTGCACATATTGCAAGGTCATGGTACTCGCATCAAATGTGCGGTCATCGCCCTTGGGGATGAGTATAGTGATACTACCCAACAAGTCTTTAACTTGAAGCTCGGTGCTTCTGATAAAGAAGTAGATGATTTCTTCAACTCCTTGGACTTCGAGTATGATTCTGGATATGGCAGACAAGAGCTGTTCGGCACAGTCTGGCTGGAAAAAGAAGGTACTTGGCTGACGCGCGGAGAGTATGACGGATCTGAATGGTGGGAATTCCATGAATGCCCTGAGATTCCTATGGAGATGTTATAAGGGTTTAGATTTCACAAGTTTATAGACGAGAATGAAAGTTCCGAATATGATTATATGTCTATGGAATGGCTGCTGAACAACAAAATTCTAATTAGACTTCCGTTCATCATCTATACTTTTGTTTACAAATATCAGATCAAAGAGATCAATCATGTCTAAGTTTCAAAAGTATTTCACTAACCTCGGTATTGATGTCCAGAAAGTTCTAGAACTGGATGAATTCAGTGGGTGTTCTTATGTCGGGCAATTTCCTGGTGGTCGCCGCAAGGATAATGGATCCATCGACTTCCGTGATAGCGCAGTTGACGTCTTTTATCAACCAAATCCAGATCGTTCTCTAGGGCACACAAACTATTTTTCTGTGTTCAATCATCAAGGGTCGGTCTATATTGCCAATGCAGAATATGTGACTGATGTTCTTCTGAATGGTATCATTGACTCAGAAGGAGATATTCTCTACGCGCGCTATCAACATGACTTCCGCTATACTTTCGATAAAAAGTGTGGTGTTGATGGTGGATGGTGGCTGAAATGGGAAGATGGGCTTTGGGCTATGGCTGCTCGAACTATTGGTTCTGTAGATGGAAGTCTCCCTAAGTGGGTTAATATCCGTGTGAAAGATGGTATTCTTTCTGAGGTCTGATGACTTATATTCGGTTCTGCGATTGGTCGGTGTATCTACAACGCTGGGCGCGAACATGTAGAAAAATTCAAGCAATGGGTAATCGATTCGGAAGAAGAAGGATATACCATCAAATTTGAGATGTGCTAAGATTTCAGAGGTTGAGAAAAGTCATTGATGGACTGCCCAGAGTATTTCTGGTCTTGAGAAACAACTATCATGACTCGCTGGGGGATTGGCCGAATTTGGCCAAATGTGATCAAGTACACATTTTTGTGTAAACATAGGAGTATTGAAAATGTCTAACCAGCAATTTGAGTATACTGAAGAGATGATAGATCATCTCGATAAGGTCGAACTATATATCCATGGGTATCGTCTTGCGCTGACATGGTTTGCGTGCCCTGAGCAATATGATATGTTTGACCGTGCTGGAAACATGGTAGCATATTTTCGGTTGAGGGACGGATCTTTTAGAGTTGATGTCCCAGGCTGTGGTGGAAGGACCGTCTATCAGAATTCTGATGTTGAAGGTGATGGTAGATTCAGTAAAAAAGAGCGATTTGGTGAACTGACAAAAGCAGTTGAACACGTGATAGAATACTATTTGAACACAGAATGGTATTCTAACGATGATGTTAACTATTCTTGAATAATTCACCTATACCAAGAGAAATATCATGGAAATCAAACTCCATTCATATCACGAAGTTGAAATCATCGAATCTGAACGTGGCTATGATCAAAAGATCGATGCAGTGAAATATTTTGACTCGAAAGAAGATGCCATGTGCTTCTGTGCCGAGTTTAATGCGCAAAACACATCAAAGACTATACCAGTCAGGTATGCTGAATATGTTGGAAAGTTTGGTCATTGAAATGAATAACACAATTGATGTCGATGAATTGCAGTACTCGAGTGAGTACGCCGAATACATCATGACACATGGAGACCGCCCGTGTTACAATGGTAGTATGCTCCTCGAACTGATGGAGCAGGGTTACTTATTCAGTGCTTTCTTGGAAAGCATTAATGAAGACGATGAATGACGGATGGTCCGATGCTATGACTATCCCATATCTCTGTGATGCTGATGATAGAACTTCTTGTGGTGCAATGAACTACTTGATGAAGTGATATAATACATAATGGACCAATCAAATAGGAAATTATGAAAAAGACGATTGAACAAAAATACCGTAAGCTGGATGAAATTTCTCACGTACTTTTGAGACCTGGAAGATATCTAGGTAGTATTACTCCGCACACCGCTGATGCATGGACTGTGACTGAATCTGGTACTATGCAAAAGAGGAGTCTGACATGGACTCCTGCTTTGCTTAAGATCTTTGATGAGATCATTTCTAACTCTGTTGACTTTAGCAAGACAGAAGAAGGAAAGCATCTGGATACTATCAAGGTGGATTTGAACCGGATAACTGGTGAGATCACAGTATACGATAATGGCGGTATCGCTGTGATCAAACACAGTGAATATGATCAGTATATCCCGGAGATGATCTTTGAATTGCGCTCTGGATCAAATTTCGATGATTCGGAAGATAGCATGGCAACCGGGCAGAATGGAGAAGGCTCAGCCCTAACAGCTATTTTCTCCTCTGAGTTCGAAGTACAGACTGCAGATGGATCTAATCAATTCATCCAGACTCGCACCGACAATTCAAGGAAGATTTCCGACCCTAAAGTCAAGACATCAGATAAACACTTCACGAAGATTCGATTCATTCCGGACTATGAAAAGTTCGGTCTTGATGGTCTTGATACCGATAATGAAGCTAGATTGATTAAGCGTGTATATGATGTAGCTGGCTGCAACCCAAAACTGAATGTATATCTCAATGGGAAGCGGATCAAGATTGCCTCATTCTCTGACTACGTGAAATTGTATACATCTGATTTTGTGCACGAAGAAAACGATCACTGGCATGTTGCATTGGCTGCTTCGGAAGATGGATTCAATCATGTATCATTTGTGAATGGTACAGAAACTACCACCGGGGGGAATCATATCAGCTACATCGCAGATCAGATCACGAACAAGCTGCGCGACTTCTTCAAAAAGAAACACAAAGTAGATGTGAAGCCAGGAGATATTCGGAATCACATGCTCCTGTTTATTGATGCCGGTATTATCAGACCAAGATATTCAAGCCAGACTAAAGAAGATCTGATTACAGAATCAAAGAACTTTGGTACTAGTATTGAAATTTCAGATAAGTTCATCCAAAAGGTTATCAAATCAAATATCGTTCAGTCTGTATTGGATTGGGTAAATGCAAAAGCTGCAGCAGCTGAAGCAGCGGAACTTCGCAAGAAATCAAAGGACATTGACAAGGCGAACCTACGAAAGATCAGCAAGTTTACTGATGCCACACAGAAAGAAAATCGTGATCAATGCATGATTTTCATTGCCGAGGGTGAATCTGCTGCAAGTTCTATTCTGTCTGCGCGTACAGGCAATATCGGTTGTTACCCATTGAAGGGTAAGCCGATTAACGCTATGGCTGCTACAACTAAGGATCTTCTTGATAATAAAGAATTCACTGAGCTGATGACCGTCACAGGTCTGAAAATTGGTGAGAAAGTTAAAATAGAAGTAGATTCACTATATGAAATCTATATTGATGATATCTCATATATTGTGTCTACAGAAGATATCATTATTCACAAAGATAAACAATATATTGTAAAAGATTTAATCTGAAGTCAGACAATTTGGCTATATGTTTGTCAGAAATCGAAAGGATTGGAAATGGAAATTAAAGTAAAAAAAATTGATGTCAATCATCAAAACATGACAAAATATCTTGGTGATAATAATGTTATCAGAAAGACTAATCTTAGAAGCAGTCTGCGCTTCGGCAAATTGGTTATGTGCGCAGACGCAGACGCAGATGGTTAGCTTCGGCTAACTAATCTATAAACTAATTTAAGAAAGAATATTGGCTCACATATTTGTGGCTTAATTATGGCAGGGCTGAAGAAATTTTGGCCCGAATTATTTTCTCTAGGTGCAGTATATCGATTCCAGACACCGATTATGAAAGTTATGATCGGCAAGGATGAAAAATATTTCTATTCACTTGATGAATTCTCTGTTTGGGAAAAGACTAATACTAAATCTTTCAAGACTCGGTATCTGAAAGGTCTTGGCTCTTCTACCGCGGAAGACTTCCGAGGTTATTTTGCTAACATGGATAACAATCTAGTGCAGATTACGTTACAATCTACTGATGATCTAGACATTGTTGATCTGGTATTTGGTAAGGAAACAGGAGCAGCTGATGCTCGTAAAGTCTGGTTGGATTTGGAGTAATCTATGGCAAAAATGAATATTAAAGACTTTTTCGGCACTGCCGTGCGCGACTACTCCATTTATGCATGCGAACGTGCTATTCCATCTGGCTGTGATGGTCTCAAGCCAAGTCAGCGCAAGGTGTTGTATGGAATGACAAAAGAATTTCCTACTCAGGAAGTGAAAGTTTCCATCTGCGCGGCTACTATCCAAGCAGTGACCGCATATCATCATGGTTCTTTGGAAGCAGTAGTCACAGGAATGGCACAGAACTTTGTTGGTTCTAATAATGTCCCATTGTTGGAAGGCATCGGACAGTTTGGTTCTCGAATCACATCTACACCCGCAGCATCTCGGTACATTTTTGCTAAGTTGTCTCAGCAAGCGAAACAGCTGTTTAGGTCTGTAGATGACAATATTCTGGAATGGTTGGATGACGATGGTCAGAAAATTGAGCCAAAGTTCTACCTCCCAGTTCTACCTCTGGTTCTCATCAATGGTGCAGAAGGCATGGGTACTGGTTTCTCCACTTACATTATGGGGTATAAACCGGATGATCTAAAGAAACGCACACTGGAAATCCTCAACGGAAGCAAGAAAAAGACTTCATTGACTCCTTGGTATCGAGGGTTCAGTGGCACTATTTCTAAGAATCTTGAAGGTCAGACTGTAACTACAGGTAAACTAGAAGTTGTTAATACTACAACGATCAAGATCACAGAGTTGCCAATCGGGATGTTTACGATGAAATACCGTGATCATCTGAACTCAATGGAAGACAAAGATCTGATCAAGTCATATGATGACAATTCGAATGAGCAGAAAATTGAGTTCATTGTGAAGGTATCACGTGAATTTTCTGCTAAGTCTGAAGAAGAACTCATCAAGGCTTTCAAACTACAGAACCGTAATTCTGAGACTATTACCGTTTGGGATGAGAAGGAAAAGATTCGTAGGTTTGATTCAGCTGAGGACTTGTTGGAATGGTTTGTTGCATTCCGATTGATCAAGTACGAAGATCGCCGGGTGTACATGATTTCTGCGGCAGAAGAACGTGTCAAGAAAATGACAGAACAAATGCGGTTCATCCGATTGTATCTGAAACGTTCTTCTGTTTGGTCAAAGACTAAGATTGATCTGATTCGGCAAGAATTGACTGACGAACTGTTTGAATCTATAGATGAATTACTTGCTATCCGTGTGTCTCGTCTTACCGGCGATGCGATCGAAGAACTTGAGCAGAAGATCAAAAATGAACTTGACACGATCACTGCGTTGAAGAATACATCTGCTAAAGATTTGTATGTGGAAGATTTGAACAGCCTAAAGGTGTAATTTGGGTGAATATGAGATGGATCATGAAGCAGTCGCCAAGAGAAAGTTGCGGCAGTGATTGAACCATCACATTCGTATCTTACTTAGAAGAGATGACCGAAAGTTACTCAGATCCAGTGTGACTTTTATTCATCCCTGTGATATAATTCATCCATGATCAAAAATACCACACTCTCACTCCTGACTAACTTCCGTGAATCTGTTTTGTTTCATGGAGACGTTCGAAAAGCAATCACCAAACTTTGTGATAAGTACTCTTATCCAATTTCCATCACACTCGAAGGTTCATTTGCAGATGATAAAGCAGTCTGTGAAGAAATTTTCGATCTGATCAACAATCCATATCGTCAAGAAGAGCGTGTCAAATTGTATGGTCGTGGTCGCTCTGTTTCTGTTGGTGATTTAGTTGGTATTGATAATGATGAAACAGGTATAACAGCATTTTATGCTTACACACCATCTGGTTGGGTCAAAATCTAAGGAGAAGATCATACCAAAAGGAATACACATTCCTGTACAGGAATTTGATCTTTATTCATCCCTGTGATATTGTTCGTGAACAAAATATATGACATCATCCTAGGATGATGTCATTTCTGATCTTAGTTGTTGTGGGTATTGCTAACACACCTAGTACCACAACTGAGAAGGAACGTTGCGAAGCAACGGGTGGTGAGTATGCCCAGACCATGAAGACATACCACACTTGTGAAACAAAGAATTGAAATGATCATGAATGCATGGAAAGTTTCCTGAATAATGTTCATATTGACACATGTGTTTTATGTTCGTAGTTTATCAGATATCGAGGTCAAGTCTTTTCTGATATATCATGACGGTTTCGATCCTGCTATTAAAGTCATAAAGAAACGAAAATAAAGGGTATGTGATGAAAAACAAATATTTTGACTACATGCGAGCTAAAGCAAAGAAATATGCTAAGACATGGCATCGCGCAAATCAGCTAACTCCATTGGGTAACGCACTGATTCACTGTTATGATAATCCTGACAATAAGAAGGAACATGGTTGGTGGGATGATGTGCAGTTTAAACTTGGTGGTCAGGTCATCACTGTGTGGTGGATCCACCCTCGTATGGCATTCTCAGATACTACTGACACTGTTGCATATGATTCTCTGCCTCCAGCACCAGAATGGAATTGGGCTTCTAGCGGAGTCAAGAACTACAAAAAGATCGGCAAGAACAAGAATCGCAAGCGCTTAGTTTCAACTACTATTCCACCATCTCCAGCGAGTTTTACTGAATGGTGTGATCTCTGGAAAGTACGGCGTGCGGAAGTTCGGCAGTCTACGGACATTGTGATCCGCCCTTCTATTAAAGTTGATCAACTGTCATGGTGTCGTGGTGTGTCACTGTGTATTCCAATTGAAGCCGTTGATGCCGATTCTGTAGAGCAGGTTGCAGAGATTGCAAAGAAACTGCTGCGTGGTGAAACTACACTGGATGAACTGTTCCCGAACTATACATATACTAAAGATGACTGGGCTGCCGAAGCTCAATCAAATTGGAATATGACATGACGCAAGAAATGCAGTTGAATAAAGCCGATCTAGAGAAACTGATGCAGGCTATGAATGAATACAAATGTGATGTTGTTAAAATCATTCGGCACGCAGAAACATCTATCGGTTACTTGATGGATATCGAATTTGTTGATATCATTACAAAAAGTAACCGTAGAGTACCAGTGGTAACTTACTCAGATTGGTGAAATTATGGAATTCCCAGACAGTTGGATTCTATGCAAGATAACAGACAAAGAAAAGAATCAAGTTCAGTATAGAGTATTTGCTGGATGGTATGGTGGATACTGTGTGTCTGATTCTTGGAAGATGTCATCTCCGGTTGTAAAGACTGAAGTGACAGATAATTCATTTGACTACTTTACCAACAGCGGTAACTGCTATCGTTGTTACAAATCAACTGAGGGTATGAGTAGCTATATGGATAGCATATATTCTAGCTACACAGATCGGAATACAGATATACTGTTCATTGAACGTGTATGTCCGGAGATTATATGATCTGGGGGCTGGCAAAGCCATATTCAAACCCGGGAGAAACCCGGGAGTTTGTTGCCAAAAATTGGGGAGTTGAGTTGTGATTCTACATATAATGAATGACTTCGAAGTCAGTAAAGATTGGATCCATTACTCAGATCTGGGTGATGAAGTAATTGCGGATGCCATGGACTTCCTGAAACCAAAGTGTGTCCGTGATATGCTACACTTTCATGCGGAAAAGTGGGTCATGTCAGAAGTAAATATGCTACCCATTATGCGAATGTTGGATGAAATTTCATCAAAACTCGAGTGGCATTACTTCCAAAGAGAAGATGATGTTTATTTCCAAGTCTATGTGACTCCCCGGCAGTTCGACCCTTCATAACTTTTATTCATCCCTGTGTTATAGTACATGTACTAACTCATTACATTATTGATTGCACCACTTGTCGGACATATTTGGTGTACTAAAATAGAGAAAATAATCATGCCTTGGATTCAACATTTTGGTCGTAGTGATATCAAGAACGGTACTCACTACGAGCCCGGTGATAACACTGTACTCATTCAGATCAAAGACTATAATGAGAATTTCGTTGAGCCTAAGTGTAGGTTTGTCGACATAGTCAAGTTTGAGTTTGAAGATGTAGAAGATGAGACAAATCCAAATTCCATCACGGATCATGATGCTAAATTGATAGCAACTGTTCTACGTAGTGCGTATGAGCAGAATCAGAATGTGATTGTGCATTGCGTTGTGGGTTTGTGTCGTAGTTCTGCCGTGGCTGTCGCTGGGCACCTGATCGGATTCGATCTGGAAGATAAAGTGCGGCTACCGAATATTTTGGTGATGAAGAAAGTATTTCAAGCGCTCGGTCTTTACTTCGATCCGAATGAATCATCTTTTAAGACAATACCTGATCCCTATGACATCATGACTGATAACGAGAACTAATCATGAAATTGAAGACTATCAACTACGATGAAGTGCGGAAATACTTGAAGAACACTTCTCCTACTAGTAAAATTTATCTTGGGGCAGACTCGGAACGAGTTAATGTAGACAATATTTGGCACGTTGATGTACTCGTCTGTCTTATCGTACATGACAGTCAGAAATATGGCGGGAAATTCTTTGGCGGAATTTCTAGAGAGAAGGACTTCGATAAGACTCTGAACAGACCACAAATGCGCATGATGATGGAAGCATATGCTGTATCACAATTGTATTTGGATCTAGCTGATGTACTGGCGCCATTCGATCCAGAAATTCACTTGGATATTTCTCCCATTAAAGAAAATGGTTCAAACTGTGCACATAGTCAAGCTACTGGGTATGTGAAAGGTGTAACTGGTTTGGACCCAGTGTGTAAAGGATTTGCTGCTAGTAATGTAGCAGATGCTACAAAACGACTTTTGTCAGATAATAAATAATCCATAAAGGAAATACTACTATGTCAATTATGAATTTTGCCTTCTTCGCCGCTCTTATGTTCATGCCATTCCTCGTGTTCGGTATGATTTGATGATACCATTCCGGGATTTCAGTAAACTACAATTTGCAAACGATGGGACTAGGACTTTATTTGAGTCTGCTATAGCACCAGAAATTGTATATGCTCTCAAAGACTGGAAGGAACAAGCTAAAGTTGGAGTACTCATTGGTGGGTTGGCACTATCTTATTGGGCAAAACCCCGATACACGCAAGACGCAGATATGTTATTTTTGCAGCCAAGTGATGTGCCGCATTCTATTGAAAAATTCAAGGCTCACAGAAAAGGTGCATTTGAACATAAAGTTACTCAAGTAGAAATAGAGTATGCTCACCGTGATAATATACCGGTGCCGCAACATGTCATTGATGCAGTATTCAAAACCGCAGTTGATGTAGACGGTATAAAGGTTGCATCTAAGTCTGCGCTGATTGCGCTAAAGTTACATAGATTTTGGTTGAAGGATCAGGCTGATATTATTACTTTGGCTGCATTGGGAGGAATTGATCTCACACCATTCCATCTCGAAAAGAAGTTTTTAGATATGTACCATGATCTTCTAGATAAACACAGACACGAAACTTGATTATGAATTTTGTTGAATTTACTACAGAGCAGTATCCTGAGTTGCTTAAAGGTAATATTGGATGCTGTGTTGTTGAATCATGGGCACCTGCAGTCACTAAAGCTTTGGATGAACTAGAAGCATTGCGACTATCTGGTGTTGATATCCGAGTAGCCCAGATCAAAGAAAAATTTGGTTCACTGCGCATATATGTCAGAGGTGAGGGATATTCTGAAGCAGAACCTATCATCACCAGAGCCGAGATTGAAACAGAATCTATCTGCTCTGTCTGTGGTTCTACAGAAGATGTGCAGCGGGGTACCAGAGAAAAAGACTCGAGATGGATACTCACCCTGTGTAAAGAACATCGCTATATTCCAAAGGATAGCGATTAAGAAACCCTACCTTGGGGCTGCAGCGCTGCGGTTAGATCGAAAGATCAGGCGTCCATGGTATCTTGTAGCCATGTAAAGGGATCTCACATCCCCTGAGTTACTCCGCCATGAGTAACAAGAAGAAATTATACAAGCGTATACTTATGCGGTAGGAGCGAAATGCCTACGCTGGAATCGTAACCAGCATCTATTCTTCAAAGACATTACATTATGATCCAATACAAAGTTGGTGATATTCTCCAAAACATCAAGTCAGGTGTTCTTCTACACTCCGTTAATTGTCAAGGGGTGATGGGAGCAGGTGTAGCTAGGGGTATTCGTGATATGTATCCACATGTATATCAAATCTACAAAAGCCACTGCACCATTCTTAAATCTAGTGCGCTGGGTGATGTATTACCTACAAAAGCAGGTAATCTATTGATCTTGAATGGTTTTGGGCAAGAATCAACAGGTGGTCACAGAGCAGTCTCTTATGATGCAATAGATACTATTTTTAATACAATCTATTGCTCAGGAGAATATGACAGAGTTAACAAAGAAATTCATACTGTGAAAATCGGTGCTGGTTTGGGTGCTGGTAATTGGAAAGTCATTGAACAGATTATTCTCACATACCTACCAGAAAGTTGTAATCTTTATGTTTGGGACTTTAAATGATTATTGAACAACAACATGACATGATACAAGCAGAGGCAGGTAAAGGTTCTGCACCAAGGAAGACCTAGGATCAAAAGAAGTATGCAGACAATTGGGATCTGATCTTTGGTAAGAAGAAAGAACCAACCCCTACTCAACAAAATAAGATCCAATAAAGAAAAGCCCTATGATTTTTAGTCATAGGGCTTTTTAGTTTCTGCTTCAAGAATGCTTCAAGAATTGTAGAATTTTACAAGAATACATTTCTAGTACTCTAGAATTATCTTCTAGTATTTTCTTTTGGAATCATGTACTTTTGGTTTCATCAGGCAAAGGAGCCCTATCCGGGGCTCCAATGCCTGATAAAGTATCATGTACTTTCGGATCACCAGGGGTTTAATCATCAACCAGACTTAACTGGAAAGGCGGCTGACCGGTACCTTTTATGACTAGGAGCGACTTTCGTCTCAGCGGGGCTAAATGATGCTTATAAACCAAAAACATCATCTAGGTGTGTCATTTCAACACATCATTCTTTGCTGGCACTTTCGTGCCTGTTAGTTTGTTATCCGTCCCGACTAGCTCCTTCCAGGCTTTCCGGTTGATAGGTCTTTCAAGGCAGACATCACCTCTAAGTAATCCGACGATCTCGCGACGTCTTGTGCATCCGCAATAAGGATCCATCATCATTGCGTCACATAGTATATATTAACATACTTTCCCCAGAAGTGATTATTCTTAGTGCTTTTACACAACTTTTACACAACTTTTACACAACTTTTACACAACTTTTACACAACTTTTATGCGGTTTTTTGTTAAAATATATTCATGATCAAATATAACGGTAAATAATATGACGATAGCACTTACTAACTATTCTCGTGTAGTGGCTGCTAGTTAGTATCTCTCTATCCACAAACCTCACAAAAGTGTCTAGGCATAAGATCATACTACAGTTGAAGTGTGCTGGATTAGAATGAATATGAATTTCAAAAGATGGGATTGAATAATGTCTTACATGTCAAAACAACGACAGAAACGAAAACTGCCACACCGTAATTTCTTAGTACCTTTGGTTATCAAGAAGACTGGTTCTGGAAAACACAAAGACAAGAAACGTGAATCGAAGGGGAAACATCATGAGTGAATGTTACTGATCACAGGTGAACACCGGATCATATGAAGTTGCTCGCAGAGCCGGGATCTCGTTAAGAGATAACCCATCCCTTAGAAGCATCTACATATGTTAATGTGAGATTTGCATTCATTACATTTACAGTCATGTCTTCTGCAAAGCCCATGATGTTTGATCCATTACGCAATAGTGTTGGTGTTACTGTATTACTACTATTGATGATCCGCACCCAGTCACCCATTACTGGGGTTGGAGGAAGTGTTATGTTTGCAGATGCAGTTAGGATATATGTTCTCTACTGGGTGACCTAAGTGTCTCCTGAAATCACATACACCTATTCTCTGTAATCAAGATTAGCAGAAGGAATCTTCCCCACACCAATTCGACCTGATGTCTGAGTGTCACCCTATGCTGTGAATCTAATTCGCTCAATATTGTTTGTATTGATGATGAGATCTTTGTTATCTACTAGATTGATATAGGCATTACCAGATGCAACCTGCTGGACGATCAACCCTAATGCATTAGATTCATCCTTGACCCTAATACCTGGATTTGTACCTGCTACATCTAATTTCCACGCTGGTGATACTACACCCAGTCCGATATTCCCGCTAACATCTTTAACAAACTGGTTGCTACCGATGGTGATCTCAGTTGTGTTGCCGGTGAAACCGTTGATCGTGGGAAGATTAAGAACTGGAGATGTCAATGTTTTATTTGTCAACGTCTGTACACTGTTTAGAGTCACACTATTAGAAGAAATAGATGAAACCTACTGCTGCAGATTTGATATGTCCGAAGTTTGAGTGGATGTTAGAGTCTGTAGTGAACTTATGTTACCAGTATTAGTAGAAACATTTCCCTGGACAGTCGTGACTGTTCCAGAAAGAGTTGTGACTGTTCCAGAAAGAGTTGATAGGTTAGAATTTGTAGTACTATTCCCACTCTCAACCAATGCAAGTTCATCTGACAGAGACTTAAAATTGCCGTCAATTTCTTCATTCGTCAGAGGTGAACCCTTGACTGAGGTGCTATTTGGCACAGAAGGGGAACCGGTGCGATATTTGATATTGGCTGCCATTATTTCTCCGGGCATAAATTAGTATAGAATATTTGTATTTAATAGGATTCAACATGACAAACGATTTTTATGCCTCACAAGAGGGTGCCGCACTGATGCCAAATGGTATGAGGTATTTTCATTTCTATGGACAAGTTGCCCCCAACAAATTTGATCTTATAGTAAAGACGATAAAAGAAGGTGAGGGATATCCAACACTAGCTGAAGCGCTGTCTAAATCTCTTTCCATGAACCGTAAGCCAGAAGAAGATGAACAGAAGTTTATCGACAAACTCAGACTCTGGGTGAATATGGATTTCGGCAAAGGACTGGGAGAAGACTATCCAGAACTCAAACTAGTAGCATGGGCTGGAACACACAACACACAAAAGCCTGTTGTCTTTTACACTTACAAAAACCAAAAGAAGTGGGTAACACATCCACAAATTCAACTCATGGTTCAACGATATGGAGTGTATTATGGGGCTGAAGCAGTTCGGGGAAAGAAATTACCCAAGTTTCATGATAAAGTGTGACTTTTATTGCCTGATGTGATATAATAAACATATCAAAACATCGATACAAAGACATTATGAAACTTGTTGTGAGACATACCGATGGTGCCCCTTCTACATGGGAATCTAATATTCCAGTAGAAGAATATAGAAAAGCCATGAAAGAAGTTGTCGAATCTATCATTCAAGAGACCAAAGAAGCACCTCTCGTAGTTCTCGCTAGGATTAAATGAGTGAATGATATAATGGGGAGACTCTACAAGATTAGCCAAGAGTCTCCCTCATCTATTTGATTCCGATCTGGCAAACCTCCAATAGGAAAATCTTAATCATGAATGAAGTAGAGTATTCAGTAAATCTTGATGCTATCATCAACACAGAAAAGTATATCCTGGCAAGTGATGTTGCAACTCTAGTGAAAATGAATGGTCATATGACTATTGGTACCATTCTTAAGTCATTAGAATATCACAAACTTACTATGTTCGTTCAGCACATCGGAGATACAGTTCATATAGAAGAACCTTCTGATGAAACCTGTCATGATGAACTCATGATTCTATCTTTGATCATGTTGCAGGCTGAAGGTGGGTATATCAATTTCGATGTAGACATGGCAATAAAACACTTGAATCAAGTTGTTTCATTTATCCTCATGGAATCTTTGTTCAGGATGGGGTTAATTGAACTGATGCATGACAATCTTTCCTTTGATGAAGCAGCAGCAAATAGAATGATAGCCCGGGCTACTCCAGCAGGAAAGAAATTCTCTCAGAGGCAAGATGATGTTTCTTAATTTTGTAGAATATTTGTTCTCATTCTCTAGGGTTGTTGGTATTCTTCTCATTTCATATGGTGGTGTGCTGGCAGTTATCCCAGATTCAAATACTTTGAATGTAATAGGCATGATAAGTTATTACCTCGGCACATATCAGGCATTCGTTATGGCACCCGACATTGAAAATCTAGATGGAGAATATTCAGTATGACAGTATATGTTTGTTTGGAAGGTGGAGAGGGTTGCTACAAAACAACCATGACAAAAGCTCTGGCAGAATACTATCGCGACAAGGGGTTTAAAGTACTTGAGACAAAAGAACCAGGCACACAACATCTTCCTGTGACTATGAAATTACGGGAATTGATGTTGAGTAATGAGTTTGACAATGATCTGACTCCTGCCGCTCGAGAACTAATTTCTCAGGCCATTCGTTCTATTCATATCGAAAAGTTGATCATTCCTGCAATCTTGAAAGATGAGTACGATCTTATTATCCAGGACCGCGGAGTCTTCTCTGGTCGTATCTATGCCACAGCGTGTGGTATTTCTGGTGATCACATTGAGAACTTGGAAGACTTTATCATGGAAGATTTCTACCAAAGATGGGATATTCTCTACGATCATGTCTTTGTATTCCATAATGAAGGTGGTTTGAAGACCGCGACTGAAGCAAAAAATGAATTTGGAGTTGGTGATGCTATGGAATCTCGTGGCGATGCATTTCATGAACATGTGAATAATTCTTTTATGAAATTAGACACAAGTGATCTTACTTCCTACACAATGAGTCATCATGATGTGGCAGGAAAGACTACACATGATTTGGTAGAAGAATGCGCAAAGATACTTAATCTGTGACGACATGAAAGGAAGAATATGAAGTTTACCGAAATTAGCACGAAGTCTAAGCAAAAGCTGACAGACCAGGACAAATTGGCAAAATTCAATGATGTGATGAGATCTAACTGTCTAGATAGAAATAACATCCGGGACATCGAGCTGATTGGTTCTAATCGCTTTGATCTCTCAACGGAGAATAGCGACTATGATTATATTGTTCCAGATGATTCTGAGTCTTTGGATTATATTATTGAGAAATTTCATGAATTTGACATTGAGTTTAATGTAGGTGAACCCATTGAGTATCTTATTGGAGGATCGGACGAGACAGGAACAGTAGGTGTTGTCTATGCTATGAACAAGAGAATCAATATTATCGTTAAAGAGAAAGAATCATTCGAACTTTGCCGAACAGTCTTTGCCGGTATCACGGAGGATTTCTTCAAGAAGAATCTTTGGAAGAGCAACCCAGAAACACCTATTACAACTAAACAAGTGCGAGAACGACTTTCTCTCTTGATGAAATTTGTTGGCTGTTGAATGTAAAAATCGAAACTTAAATTCTGTCTTGTGTTATAATAACTCATCATCATCAAAACACAGAGTTTAAAATGGCAAAACGGCTGACAGTAAATCACTTCTCCCAGGAAGTACTAGTGCTCTCTGATTTGGTATTGCAACGGTTTCAAGTGCAAGAAGATACAAAGAACTTAAGTTATGAGGTTCTCTGTGATCTTACTTCTGGATATGTTCAGTTATTCTTGACAGATCTTGCTTTCCAGGGAGAGTCTAGGTCTGTAATGTTGAAAAAGATCAAAGATCGTTGCCATACTGTTTGTGTACAGATCAATGCTATCAAATCTGGTACCACTGTTTCCCTTTAAACACAACTGAATTCCATATTATGATTATTACTGATCAAGTAGAAAATCGACCAACTCTGAGTTCTGCTATTACTGATACTAATCAGTTCACTATCAAGAACTCGGCAAAAGCTTTCCATATTCTTTCTACATCTCTCTACTCCGATACCAAGCTTGCAATTCTCCGTGAACTTGGGTGTAATGCTCGAGACAGCCACGTAGAAGCAGGTCAGACTAAACCCTGGCGTTTGCACTTGCCGACATTGGTAAATCCAATGCTAGAGATTGAAGACTATGGTGTTGGATTGGATCATGATCAGGTCATGAACATGTTCACCACATTCTTTGAATCAACAAAGACTGATTCTAATGAATTCGTTGGTGCTCTGGGTCTCGGTTCGAAGTCTCCATTTAGCTACACAGATAACTTTACTGTGATTACCATTAAGAATGGTGTGCGGAATGTCTATTCTGCTTATAAGACTGATGCTGGTGTTCCGGCTATCGCTCGGATGCACACAGAACAGACTGATGCTGGCAATGGTGTGCTGATTCAGATTGCAGCAAAGACTCAGGATTTCAACGACTTTGAGCAGAAAGCACGACAAGCACTTGCTTTCTTTGATCAATTGCCCACGTGCAATAAAAATCTTGCTAAGGCAATGCTAAAACCTTTCGCACCATTCGGTACTGATCTTGGTGCAGAACAAGCTACGGGTTATACCTCTCCATCTGTAGTGATGGGTGGCATTGCTTATAGGATCGAATCTAGTCGTAAAGAGTTTCAACAATACGGCACTCTGCTATCGCATAAGATTATCCTCCGCGCAAACATCGGTGATGTTGAGATGACTCCTTCTCGAGAGGGATTGACTTACAATAAGCAGACAACTGATTGGATTGTCTCTAGGTTGGAAGATCTCACGCATAAAATTCAGATTGAACTTGAGAAGAAAGTAGCCGAGTATACTTCAAAGTGGGAATTGGCTAAGTTTTTGGTCGGGCAAAATGAAAATTATTCACTGTACAGCGCTGCAGTGGAGCGTCTCATCAAAATTCATTTCCCAGATGGGATCCCAAAACTTACCTTTGAAGAAGCTGAACTTCGACAGTACGATATTCGAATGTCCAAGTATGTACAGAAGGTTAGCGGTTATGGAAAGACTAAACCAAATCTTCAACCCACTGCATTCGGATTGTCGGCATCCGACATGTCACAGAGTAGTTACAGGTTTCGTGGTAAAAGATACAATTTCATGTTCGACGATTCCAAAGTCCGAGTGATGGATATGCTCAACTGTAATATTGATGGGGATGTTTATCTGTTCCAGAGTAAAAATCCAGCAGCAGAAGAGTTCATCAAGAAGAAACTTAGTGAAACTGAATTTAGTCTGATGTATACTTCCGCACATGTGAATAAGGTAGCATCTCAGAAACGTGAGAAGATTGACTTCTATAAGTTTGATGTTGTAGAGATCGGTGGTTACCACACCCGTAGGAAAATATTGAAGGCAATTCGTTGCTCTGGGTCAGTTCCTGCAGCTGCGATGTTTTGGGTCCAGATGAGAGGATCAAATATTGATGCAGATGTGTTGCTTGGTACAAATCTTCTCAATCAAGATTTGATTCAGTTTATCGAGAAACACCCCAATAAGGTAGTTGGATTCTCAAAGACATCGAAGTCCCCAAAGGGGAAGTTGATCGATTTGACTAAACATCTTCAGGGTGTATTCGATAAAGAGGTTGCTCGTATCAAGACTCCAGAAGGATTGGAAGAGGCTGTTATTCAACAATGGTCGAAGTTCGGATATGACAACATCCCAGATCTTTCCGATGCAGATATTGCTCTTTTGGATGACAAGACTCTAGCCAAAATGGCTACCATCAAAAAATCTAAGTCAGAGACGTTCCTATTCCTCTCTAGAATTAAAAATCTCGTGCCAACATTCGAGGTGAAACACACCGAGATTTTTTCCCACCTTCAAAAGCATTATTCTGTCATCAACTTCAACTCTGATTACAAATATAAAGTAGCGTTGATGAACTTCATCTTCAACAGCAAGTAATTTCTACTGGTGTATAATACATATATCAACACAACCAAGAAAGGTAACATCATGATCCCATTTATTCTCCAAGGCAGCAATATTGTTCTTTACGTCAATGGTCAACCAGTAATTGTTGACACGACACATGTCAATTACAAAGCAGTCAAAGAAGCAATTGTCGCCCAAGACTGGGAAACAGTAAAAGAAATGGCTACAGTGAAAGCCGCTGTGGCAAAAGCATCGAATGGCCGAGTATCGGTATCCGAAGATCAAGTCATGTTCGATGGTGTTGTAGTACATAATGCACTGTCGCGACGCATGATTCAGATGTTTGCTGAGGGGTTCCCTATCGTGCACTTCTGTAAGTTCATGGAAAACTTGGATGCAAATCCTTCCTTCCGTGCTCGCAATGAACTGTATGGCTTCTTGGAAGCATGCAATCTACCCATCACGGATGATGGTTGCTTCTTGGCATATAAGAAGATCAAGTCTGACTGGACTGATTGCTACACAGGCAAGATTGATAACAGCATCGGTTCTAAACCCACTATGCCACGTCGAGATGTGAACGAAGATCCTAATCAGACTTGCTCTGCTGGTCTACATGTATGTTCATATTCTTACTTGGAGTCTTACGGTGGAGATCGTATTGTAGCAGTCAAGGTAAATCCTGCTGATGTAGTAGCAGTGCCGACTGACTACTACGACACAAAGATGCGTGTGTGCCAGTATGAAGTAGTGGAAGAACTGCCATTTGAAGCGGCACAAAAAGATGATGTACTGAGTGCAGGACCTGTTGTCCGTACAGGTTACATTCAGCCCACCCCTCGTAAGATTTCTTACATGGTGGAAGATGTTCTGGAATATATGACACCTGATCAATTTGAGAAGTTGGTGAACCATCTCGAATGTGATGAGTCAGGTGCCGAACTCGATATCGAGTACTACAACTATTTGGATCTCATCGATACTGTCAAGATTAGCCGTATTCGTAAGGCAATCGATGCCCTAGGTCTGGTATAAAGTAGAATGACTAAACTGACCGAGTCTGATATGGTAGACTTGGTTGTGGAACTAGCTCAACAAGTGGAATCTACGGATTCTATAGATTGGGCTATGTTTCCTACCAGTGAAGATAGTCTATACAGAGTAGCAGCAACACAGATCCTAGAAAATTTTAATATGATCAAGAACAAAGATGATCAGATCATGATGCTTCTTGCCACCACTGTAAAATTAGTAGTAGAGAATGCAGTTCTGAATTACCAGGTTCTGTCTCATCAAAAACCATTCTAATATGAGTAGATCACGGGCTTTTTGTAAGAAAGTAGCCGGATTCAATACTTCGTTATAGCAAAGAGGTCTCAGAGTCTAGAAATAGATCGGTCTGGGACCTTTCGCTTTATTGTAGGCACATATCTTGTTCGGGTACATCATGATAGAATAACTGGCAGAACCTCATGAGGTTCTAATGGATTCAGATGACAGAATGGATAGACTCTGAGTGAAGTAGGCAAAGGATTTAGCTAGGTTTGCAAAACTTCTGGAAATTCTGCTACAATTCTCCACATACAGCAGATCATGACTTCAGTCTTCTAGAAGCATTCTGCGGGAATCACAATATTCCAGATATTGAAGACAAGATCAAAATCAGTGGCTATAACTAAGCTTTTATTCATTCTTGTTGTATAATACATCCATACCAAAGGAAACCTTATGCAATCCAACATAGTTACCCAACCTTTTGTTACCAGTTTGAATGCAATTCGTGAGCATAAACCTTGCACAAAAGGTTGGACTAAACTTCTCAAACACTTGAAGAAGACTCAAGCTGATGATGAAGAACTTAACTTGTTGACAGTTCTGGAATCAAATGGGTTGGATGATGCTCTGTGGTGCCTGAGGGCTGTTAAAGGACAAGATAAAGCTATCCGGTTGTACGCTGTCTGGTGTGCCCGGCAGGTACAACACTTGATGAAAGACCAGCGCAGTCTAGATGCTCTAGACATGGCTGAAAAGTTTGCTAAGGGTGAAGCTACAGAACAAGAACTAGAAGATGCTTCTAACTCTGCTTATGATTCTGCTCACACTGCTAATACTGCTCGCGATGCTGCTGCTAATGCTGCCGCTTATGCTGCTTACGGTGCTGCTTACGGTGCTGCTCGCGATGCTGCTTACGGTGCTGCTTACGGTGCTGCTCGCGATGCTGCTAACTCTTCTTACGCTGCTGCTCGCGGTGCTGCTTACAGTGCTGCTTACAGTGCTAATTCCGCTGCTGCTCGCGCTTCAGCCAAAGCAAAACAAAAACAAGAACTTATCCTGGTTCTCAACGGCAAGTACAGCTAATTTCTACTAC